AAATTCAAATCTACCATCAGAATTAAATTCAATTTTCTTTGCAGGATTGCAAAGTTCTTCTATCTTTGTAACAATATCTTGTCTCTCTTCAAGAACATTACTAGAATTGTATTGCTTTACGAGAGCAATAACCAGTTCAGCATCAGGAGAATCCTTTCGGATTCTCTTATGCTTTCCATCAATAATTACTGTAACATCACTCGGTGTTACTTTAGCTACTAAGTAGTTCATTTTCATTTTGATTTTTAGCTGTTAATTTTAATTTAATTTGTTGATTGTCAGGCATTTTGTCCTTTAAAGATAAGAAATCTTCTATAGATTTCCTAGCTTTAGAAGTAAAGTCTACATGGTTCAAAAGGTCTAAACCTTGTGAGTATTCTATCACTTCTTCTAGCTTATTTATCATCTTCATATTATACCTAACCTCGTCTGGTATATCTAGTTTCATAATCTCTTTAACTATAGGCTTCATATCATCATCACAACGCCAACAACTATTGGTATTGCTATTATGATACTTATTAAGAGAACAATATAAACCATACAATGGCTTATTATACTCATCATAGTTACGTAAGAATTTAAAACTTTCTATATACTTACCGATTTGCTGTGCAGTAATAAATCTCTGCAGATGTTTTGGGCTTTTCATAAACTCATGTGCTGTTATAAATCCTTCTAAATCTTTAAACTCTTTTGCTACATCTTTAGACACTTTTAGAACCTTATATTGTTTTCCAAAGTAATAATTATAGCCTCCATACTGATTATAGATATAATCCTTGGTGCTGCTAAGTATCTTAGCAACCTTATCAAGTTCACATATATCTTTAGTCTCAGCATAGACAACAGCTTTTAGAACAGGATCTTCTGCTTGCAGCTTTTCCTGAAGATCAGAAATCTTATACTCGTTATTAGAGTGTTTAATACCTACCTCATAACCAGTACATTTAATATAAGCATCACGAGCAAACACCATCTTGTTTATCTTACGACGGGTCTTGTTATCAACCACATCACCAAAAGACTCATCAAGCTCTGCATCTTCTACATCCTCATAAGACATCATAAGCTTAGATTTAAGAAGAAGATTAGATACAGTGTTAAATGTAGCTGTCTTCTCCCAAGGCTTACGAGAGTCAGTAAGATTATAAGATTTAGAATCAAGTTTAGCACCTATTTTAGTATTATCTACTTTAAATGCTACAAAAGATTGCTCTTCTCTAACATTCATAATAGAATAACTCTTAAGTTTATTAAAGTTACCCTGTACATAATACATATGCTCTACTTGCTTCATTGCTGTAAACAATTCAGACCAGGTAAACAACTCTTTGTTGTATATAGTCTCACCACCTATAGCAGCAGAGTTACTAGTTTTCTTACAATGATATACAGATATACCATCAAAGATTTGATGAAAACCGTAATTACCATTATAGTTATTACTAGGACTAAGTTGTATATTAGGTTTATAAGACACATCAAAAGCTGTTAGTTGTGCCATACTAGCTTTTACAGCTGACGGATCACTGCTTTCAAGAGCTGAGTATCTATAATTATTACTACCTATATTAGATATAGCGAGTATATATTCAATATAGTCTGTAAGATCATTGTACTTAGCTGTCAAATCATCCTTAAACTGTTTCTTTACACTATTAAAAGCATTCTGAATAAGTTCAATAGTCTTAGGTGTATATCGTATCTCTTCGCGAGAAGGTACAAGATCAAGCACACCAATTTTGAATTTAAAAGCTACACTAGCATTAAAATCATACTTGTCTACACCTTTTAGTAAATCCCAGTTAATAGGATACCTAACTCTACCTACAAGAAGGCACGGATCTGCACCATCATTAGTGATGACATAAGAATCTGTTTCTTCTATTACATTCTTACCATGATAATAGTTACGAACTGTAGTTATACCCTCTTCAACATTCTTTAATACAATATTATCAAAGTATGCAAGCTGGTTACTAATAGCAGAGCTAAAGTCAGAAGCATCATATCTTTGCTTAATAGGAACAATAATAGTAGTACCATTCTGCTGATCTGTAGCTGCCTGATATACCTGATCCATATGCGGAACATTATCGTTATTACGATAGATCATATAATATGTCTCGGTACCATTGTGTCTACTAGATACATAGAAGGTATCTGCATAAGCCAAAGGTGATTTTGCACCTAGGCCAAATCCACCGATCTCATAGTTGTTATCTCTCTTAGTAGATGCGCCAAATGTAGTAAATACATCTTGCACACGCTTCTGTGATAGACCACAACCATAATCGTGGAACATCATACACTCATCCACTCCAAGGATGGTGTTCTTCGTAATGTATTCGATACAAACCGTTTGCCTATTAGACCAGAAACTAGTATCATCTTCAGACTCCATAGGAATCTTCTTATCTAGTTTAAGATCTCGCTCACGATTTGCATCAATACAATTAGAAGTGATCTCACGGACAATCGAACCAATAGGATCCGAGTATAAATTAATAAGGCTATCCATAATGATAGCCTGTGATCCGTCCGTGATTTTGAACTTGTGTTGTTTTTGAACGCCGATAACTTCATCGACGTTCCTCTGTTGTTGTAGTTTCATTTAATCAAATGGTTTTTCTTCGGGTTTTAAAGGATTAATAACTTTCATAGATTCATTATAAACTTCTTTATTTAAATCTGGTACTGAAGATACCTCTGCATTCTCAGGGATACTCTCGCCTGTTCTCTCTTCCCACTCTTCACGTAAATCAGGATGTTTAAATAGAACTTGTGCAACACGGTGCTCGTGGTCCATAATATTATGAAATGCAAAAATTACAACTTTGTAATCTCTATTCATCTCAGAATACTTACCTTTCTTAAACAGATCATAGTCCGTCTGATAAAAGGCAGGAACATCGAACACATACATAACATGTGTACTGTCAGGATCATAAGAACACACAAATAAATGTGTATTCTTTAGAAAATCCTCGTATTCCAAAAATTCTTTAGAACCATTAAATTTATAAAGTAAGAAGATGTGATTATCATACAGAGGATATTCTTGATCACCAATAAAAGTGTTCACTAATCCTTCTTTTACCAATGCAATCTCTGTGGAAAGCATCGGTAATACATATGTGTACGATTTATTCAACATCATATTTATAAATTAATATTCTACAGCCTCTTCAAACCCTTGTTTGACATTAAAATTATTACTCTCTTTGTAGTGTTTGTACTCAGATAATAAACATTGTATTTCATTATCTCCTTCTTTCAACCACTCTTCAGGTAGTTTGTATACAGCTACATCATAAGAACCTTTTGTATCTACAGCAATAATAAAAGATTCTATTTTGTAATCTGGATACTCTGCTTGAGCAGCTTTAATATAAAAAGCTAGTTGTCTATAGTATGCATACTGTAAACAAGAATACATAAAGCCTGTAGTGTGCCAATCTCTAAAGAGTATACCAGTATTAGTATTAAGAGGTTTACATTCACCGTAAACTTGAGAGCTTGTTGTTTTAAGATCTACTATAGTTACAGTTTTATTCTTATCATCTACAATAATTCTATCTAGTTTAGACTTGCAATCTACATTATGATGTTTGAAATAAACTTCTTTCTCATTGTATGTTTGCAGATCTGAATCTGTAAATAATAATTTATTTGCTACAACATGAGCACGTAGAGACATAAGACAGCCTTCTATAATCTGCTTATCTCTTTTACTAAGAGCAATCTTATCTTGAGAATCTTTTAAGAAATTATAGTAAGCTACATTCTCTTCTTTCTTTTGAAAACTCTTTAGTATAGTCTCTGGTTTAGAGTGAGAGGGTTTATACCCGGACATTTGATAGGCCATACTAGCTATTTTATCTTCAGGCGTACCAACTTTCTCTAATTCATGATAGGCTTTAATATACTCACCCATCTTACCACCGACTGGCTCTACATCAGCTACAATAAATGTATCTGGTTCTAATGTAAATTTATGAATAAGAGTTCCTAACTCCATTGCAGCACTTTTAGTTTGTATTTCTTGTCGCTTACGCATTACAAACCTTCGTGGAGATATTTTTAATTCTCCTAAATCGCTATTTGATATAGCTTCATTTGCGTAATAATTTTGATCGGACATTTTCTGTGTCTAGTGTTTTAGTTAATAATTCCATATACTCGTTATATAGCTCCTGCCGTTGAGCATGAGCATGTATTTTAGCATTCGCTATCTTTCTTTCAGCATCATCTACCATATGGTCCACATATAAATCTGGATCATCTAGTGCCTTCTCAATATAATAACGAACCACTTCATCTCTGCCATTATCCATAGCAGATGTTAGCAATCTAATGTCCATAAAGTGCCTAAGATAATTAAAGCACTTTGTCTTAAATTCCTCTGTGTATTTAATTGTCATAATTATGATTTTAAAACATTAATATAAACTCCTGGATTATCTTTATCGTATTCAAACTCTAAGAATATAGGAATGATTTCTTCTGCATTATCATCAGTTATCCACCCGAATTTTACCATCTGATCTTGTACAGTTTGTGCTGGATTGATGTAGTCAAACTTATGTCTACTCTTTCTAATAAACTTAAACGTGATTCGATACGGCGCTTTGTTTTGTGAATCTTTTCCTTTTAATAATTTTTTGAATTCTTTCTTATGCTCTATCCAATACTTCTTACTATTCTTGTAGTATCTTTGGGTTTGTTTGGAAACTATAAAGTATCTTCCCGTCCATCTTCTACCGTTCTTGCTTGACGGTACGTTTCCTGGTATGAATATCCCTCTTGGCATGTGTACTCGATTAACTCTGCAGCTGCTCTAAGGCCATTGTTGGCAATAAAGTCTGACAGATCTTTTGCTTTGTAGTCAAAGGTATTAAATTTTCCATTAGTAAAAAATAACGGTATAAATCCATACAACTTCCTATGCTTATTAGCAAAAGATATTCCAGTGCGATCAAAGTCATACAATATATATATTCGTGCAAATCTGTCATATAAATTCTTAACAACATCTGCAGGAATGACACAACTCTCTGACGATGGCGCCACCGCAGGTATATCCCATATACTCAAACACATAACATCTTTCAATGATTTAGTAATTACTAGTGTGTTTCCGCCATCAGGCAGTTGACTCAGACCTTGTAAGTCTGATGCACTAGTATTACTAAGCCATTTATATTTGCTATTAGGCTGATATATTTTCATTCGTCCTTGCCCAAAATCATAAGCGTATATCGGATTGTAACGATTAGCGCTAACAATAAGACGATCATTAACCCACACGTGTTCTGCGGGTCGGACGTGAAATTTATTAAGGATGTTACAACATATTCCATATTTAGACCAGAAATTTTTATCTTCCTGCGCATTCCAGGAACGAGATTTAATTTGTATAGTAGTAGTAGATGGTTCTATATCTTGTAACTCTTTTACCCGCTCACCAACATACTGTCTTGTAGGGGTAGAAAAACTAGTAGTAGATATTCCAAGCTGAAAGTCATTATCTACAAGTTTGTATGTATCAAACCGTTTCAACCCAAAGAGTTTAGTAAGAAAAGTAAAACAGTCACCTGTCTCACCAGTACTAAAGTCTTTGAAAAAATACTTACCACTATTATGTTTGAAGATAGTAAAAGAAGGAGATTTATCTTTACGTAAAGGAGAGCACATAGCCCTCCCATATTTAAAATCTTTACCTATGTAGTATGAGTAGATGTCTAGGCAGTTAATTCTGCCTAGAATCTCCTCATCACTAAGTTCTACTACTCTGCTACCATACATCAGAATGGCATGTCAGATCCATTAGTTGTTGTAGTAGCCATAGCTGCAGCAGTCACTGGACTTGCATCTGGTTCAGGCTTAACAAGCTTCTTCTTGTTGTAGTCTGAGATATAGATGTTAGTCTTATCTGCAGTTGTCTCCATACCTTCAATAAAGTTAGGATACTTAGGTAGAGATACATACTTACCTTTGTAGATAAATAGCATTCTGAATTTTCTACCCAAGAATTTTTGACCGAACAAGCTTGTAACCTTGTGGCCATACTCTTCAAAGCTACTTACATCTGTAATCACAAACTCTGATTCAGGCATAAACTTAGTAGCAATATGCTTTACACGACGTGATACATCTGTAGCTTGTTTCTCTACATCACCATAGTCTGGATTAGCAGGGAACTCTGCATGCTTAACTGTTGCACCATTTGGCTGCTTGAACTCAAAGTCAAGTCTACCACCTTTATCTGTGTTCATTGTTACACTTACTAGTTCGCAATTTTCTACGATACCTACCTCTGGTGATACTCCACCAGTACTGTTACTTTCGACATTACTTCCGTACATTTGTCTCTCTTTTTAAATTAATTATTACTTATTGATAATCTTCGATAGCCTTTGCTACCATTGCTAAATCGTTTGGTATTTTAACAGATCCAAACATATCCTTTGGAGATTTACCAGTATTAGTACCATCATTTTGTGTAATGAATGCATACTCCATACCTGTTTCACTCTTCGTGACATCTGTATACAATACAATAGTAAACATACCCTCAAGTGTTACAACGTTATCCATCATCTTACCGATAGTCTTAGCCTTGGTAACTTTATTACCGTGAGCATCGAATGTAACTTCTGAGTGCATCATAAATACTACAAGCAAATCGTCACGCATAGACTTAACTGCATTGATTATAGACCAAGCGTTCTGAGCAATCTCAGTAAACTTCTTGAAACCAGTTTCGTTAGCTCTACGCATATACTCGTTTGCCATAGTGTATTGATAATCATCAACAACAATTGTCTTTATCTCAGGACGGTTGTCATTAATGTAATTCAAACATTTAAGAATCTCTTGTGGTACATCACTAGAATAGAATCTACCGTCAGGATTTTCTTTGTTGAATGTAGGATACTTAGTCTTCCATCCTTTGAATGGCAGTGCTTTACGTGCCACGTTTACAATGAATGTAGACTCAGGGTTTAGGTTTTCTATTGAAGTGGATTTCCCTGTCCCACTTGCTCCAACTATTAATACTTCTTGTGCCATTACTTATTCTCTCTTTCTTTTTTTATTGCATTATTTAATTCTTCAATAGTATGCACATGTTGATCTTCAGGTTTATCTTTATTATACTTTTTTATAAGATACTCTCTATGATCTTTACTACGTTGGTATGTGGGTTCTTCCCAACCCCACACAATTGGTTCATCACTCATTTTCTTTTTTGTTTTTAGTTGAATAAATAGGTTTTGCATCTACAATCTGATTATGAGCCAGATTGTTTTCCATCAAGGCTATGCAAGGCTCACCCTCACGCACCTTTAGATAGTGCCAGAATATAGCATTATCTGTGGGCCACCTCTTTGGGCCGTACGCCCTAATTCCAAGCATCTCGGGTCTGTGTGTAACCACTACAATATCTGAGTACATATAACATGCATCTGCACCAAATATATCCTGCTTTTTAGGGTAATGTAAATCAGGGTTCTGTATGCGTTCTGATGCTTCTATGTTACGGTTCATCTGAGATATTAAGATAAAAGATACCTTAATTTGTTTCTTCAAACCATTAAACATAGCCATCAAATCATAGAGAAGATCTCTATCTTGCGCACCACCTGCCTTCTTTACAAGTAAAGTATGATCTAACATGACAACCACCGGTTTAGCCATCTCTTTAGAAAACTTTAGTACTGTAGCTTCTAAAGATTTGACACTACCAGGCACATCGACATAGTATATATCATATTCATTCAACTTACGAGCTTCCTTTACTGCATTCATATAGTAATTGTCATTAAGACTAAATGTCTCAGACGCACTATACAACTGCTGTGTAGTAATTTTCATCTTATTACTAAGCTTGCGGGCTACAAGCCTTGAGGATAACATCTCAAAGTTAAATGACAGTATTGCAAAATCTTCGTCAGGGTTTAAATCTTTTAACCCGGTTTCTAACTGACCAAGAACTGCAGTTTTACCACTACCAGACATACCAGCAATAGTTGTGATAGTCTGCCACTCGATACCTCCCATGGATATAGTATTAAACTTTTTCCAGGGTGTAGTTAGAGATTTAATATCACCTTTTCTTCTACCATCTATATACCGTAGTGCAGCATTAGATGATTGAGAGATGTGACGCCAAGGTAATGCTTTTACATCATCACTCATATTAAATCTCCTCCATACATTTGTTCATCAGTGGATTCTTCTGGCTCAATACCATCATACATAGTCCAAGCTTCTTGGTTTAAATATGATGACATCATCTTCCATCTTGGGCGGAACTCACCAGACCAGCTTGCACGTTTTCTATCTTCTAGTTCAGCTGTAATAGCCTTTATTATAGTATCATGTAAGTCTGGATTTTTTTCTATCAATGCTATGTACTTAAGTTTATTACGTTTCATATCATTGTGTAGAGGTCTGCCTTGATCCTTCATAGGATAGGCAATAACAAATTGATTCCAACAATCCTCACAACCTCGTACTGTAAATAAATCTAGTGCCTTTTGACGGAGCGTAAGAGAGTCGTCGGGCATTATTTTAATAAAGCCACGCTTCTGTAGTTTTTCTTCGTCTATAGGTAAGATTTCTAGGTACTTGTCAAGCTGTTTCTTGCTCTCGCTTTTCAAGAGCATGTAAACGAACTCGCTGGGTGTAAGTTTGTTGCCTTTCAACTTGGTTAAGTTTAAAGACACTTTCATCGCAGTTTAAATATTTATCTAGTTCCTCTTCATTTAAATTCATCAGCGCATCATCTGATAAACATCTTAATTCATTACTGCACTCAATACAATTATTCATGACACAATAAATTACCTTCATTGTCCCAATATTGTGCAGTAAATAGATATAAATATACATCATTTTTGGTCACTTTGCAACCAAATTCCATACGTATTATATCTGTAATAGCATCCATACTAAGATCATTTAAGTCCTCATAATAAAATTTTAAGACATTATATAAATGTCTAATTTCTGCAAGATTAACTTCTTTGCCTGCATAAGGACTCTTCTTCATACATTAATATTAAAACGGTAAATCCTCATTAGTCATTTCAACATAAGGATCTAATATAAACTCTTTGGTAAATGTATGTAATTTAGTGTATTTTTCCAAAGCGTTCATAGGGTGTGCAGCTTTGAGTGCTTCAGTGCATGCATTATATGCAGACCATGCTGTACGCTCTTTAAATACAGGAGATTCAAACCATTCTTTAGTTGCTTTGTTTAACTGTGCACCATTTAAAACACCTTCATTTACAAATAATTGTCCTAAATAATTAGCTGTGTCTCTATCGCTAAATTCTATTTCTTCCATAACACCTTTAGCTGCAACAGAATCATAGTAACGACGATCTACGTCATCAAATAACTTTTGTATAAGAATATCTAAATCTTCTTCTACATTCTGTGTGTGTTTACGCATTTTAATAATATCACCTGTAAACATAAGGTTAGAGCATACAACTACTGATGCTCCGCCGCATACACCTATAGGTAATGTCTTGTCGTAAGAATTACGAAAGCCAATACTCCTATTCATACCGCTACCTGATAACTGAGAGCCATCATGAAATGTCATACTACCAAACATTTGTTGGCCTCTATGATTTACTTCTAGTTTCTCTTCAAAAGGTGAGGTATTGTAATGCTTTGTACCTGCTTCTTTAATTCTTGTGTATAATTCTTGGTGACTTACTGGTATGTAAGTCTCTGTTTTCTCAGGGACTTTTATCAAGCCCAACTCAGCGAAATCTACTGTTTTTGCCATTGCTTCCGTCGTTTTTAGGGTATCTAATTGTTTCTACGTAATGATTTTTTATGTATGATTTAGGGTAATCAAACCCAAACATAAGTTTAAATATGTCTTCTTCAACAAATTTAGTTCCTTCAGGGTGTTTTAATCCTGTAAAGGGACAAACATTACTTTTATTTTCTTTTACTTTCTTCTCTTGTTTTATAAGAGGTTTATAATCTAAGTATTCTCTTTTCATGTTTCATCATCGTAGGTGACTTCGTTAAACATCTTAAGTTCGTTATCCATGTCTATACCGTTATCCTGTAAGGCATCTTTTAACTTATCTACATTGAAAAACATGTGATCTTCACACCCACATTCTTCTTGATCTGCACGTTCTTCTTCATGCAAATATAAAATAATATGGACAAGTGCCGTTATTTGATCTTCATTTAGTGTCATTAGTTGTAGTATTTGAATTTACTTCATTTACAAAATTTTGTACATTATTAGCTGCTTCAAGTGATGTTACTTTATCTATAAGCTGTCCCATAAGATTTTGCATTCTTTGCATTTGTGCTTGTAAAGTAGCAATAATTTCTAATTCTTCCTGTGTCATTATTTCTTTAAAGTTTTATTATGTTTAACAATTTGCCAAGTTATATAGAATGCTATAGCGCATATAACACCTAAAAATATTTCTAAATACATATTATAAATTTTTAATTAATAATTAGGGGTTCAAAGCATAACTGCAGACGAACGCATTAAAGATCTTATCCCCCCTAATTAAAAATGAAGCAGCGTTCACGTAGCTTGCTCACGTAGAAAATAGGCTCCCAGGTTTGGTATCGCAGTCTCGCGCTCGGTATCTGGGATGATTAGAGTTTAACCGTTAATCACTCATGCCTAATTTACACTGTAATCTCATCTATACTATCCACCCATGTTACAGTCTGCCCTTCTTGACGTTTGTTAAGCCAAGATACTTCCTGCGTGTTAGGTGCATAGAGATTAATAATAATTGCTGTCTTACCTGGTACATACCGAATAATACGGCCTGTACGCTGTATGTTATCTAGTTTCTTAGAATTACCTGCAGCCACAATACCAAGAGAACAATCAGGTACATCGAAGCCTGCATTCAGAGCTTTGACACTGCTGATTACACGCTGCTTTGTACGACCGTCTTTGAACTTCTTGAGTATCTCTGTCTGCTCTTTCTTGGTACGCTTACTGTGAAAACTAAGACACACATCACCAAGCTCTTCTTGCACATCATCAGCAAACTTAGTAGATGCACTGAATAGTAGAGCCTTACGATCTTCAAACTTCTCAAGCAACTGTTTGATAACAGGTATCTTAGCTTGAGAGTTCTTGCATATATCACCACGCTCACGCATAGAGTTGTAATAGATAGCAGCAACTTGTCTCTGCTCTGGTGCAGCACTCTTATCTCTCAGCAATGACTTAGCATTGTTGAAAGAACTAGAGCCACCAAAGCCTAGCCTACCTGCAGCATATCTAAACTTCTTATTGGCTTTATCATATGCTTCTTGCTCGTCATCATACATAGGCACGGATAGATTGTACACAAGGTAATCACTAACCCAGCCATTTGCGTGACACTCATCGATAGGCACTTCATCAATCACAGGTGCATACTCAAGTAGTATTTCATGCATACCATCTGAGCGCTCAATAGTAGCTGTAAGACCAAAAATATATTCATACTTGATCTTATCAAATACTTTAATGAACTGCTCTGCACCGTAAGCATGTATCTCATCGCATATAAGAAGATCGCACGTAGCTTCTGTCTTGTATGCAGTATTGATAACAAGAACTTCACAATTCTTGTGGGCCTTGTATCTCTTGAGCTCTTTAGCCCATTGATTCTTAAGATTAATTGTAGGCACTACAACTATAATCTTACACTTAGGCCTAGATTTAAGCATCCTAAGTATAACCATTATAGCTGTAAATGTTTTACCGAAACCTGTAGCAGCTAGCAGTGTACCTCTACCTTTATTGTCCGCAAACTTCTGAACAATTTCTAGCTGTCTTTCGGTCCTGTTACTTACTTCTTCCATACTGTTGATATTTCTGTTTCTGCTTTTAATAGTCCTGATGGTATAATATCTAGAGTTGATGTCTCCATGATGTCTTGCAATGTGTACTTCCACGTGTCTGCGTAGCTTTTGTGTACAATAGTATCAATCTGATCATGGACTGTCATCACTAGTTTAACAGGTAAGTTGTTGTAATGTATATGATCACGAACCATAACAAGTGCAGACTTACACATGTCGGCACCACTACCTTGTATAGGTGTGTTTTTGCTAGCACGCTCTATCTTACCCATTACAATCTCATCTGTATCATCACCGTCCCATTTATCAAACCATCTGATACGACGATATGGTGCATATGTTTTAATATGTCCATGTTGCTTACCATAATTACCAAGAGAGTCTAGAAAATTTTTGATTGCAGGAAATGCTGTAAAGTATTTCTGTATCAATTTCTCTGCTTGATTCATACTAATAAGCAATGTATCAGCTAGTTTGTGTGGGCCCATACCATAGGCTAAACCAAAGTTTATACTCTTTACATTTGTGCGCAGCTTTTTATGTTTAGGACAATTGCATTTTTGTTTGGCATCGCCTACAAAATAAGCACAGTCCTCTTCAGCAGCTTCATACCACTCTCTACCATAAACTAAATCTGCACACACGCTATGAAGATCTTCTCCATCTTCCAACGCCTTAATCCACACGGGATCTTTACTCCCTGTGGCTATAATACATAGCTCCTGTGAGCTGTAGTCGCCTGATACAAATACCCAATCATCATAACCACTTACAAAGCAGTTACGATAGTCATTGTGTGCAGGTATCTGTTGCATATTAGGTTTACCTGATGCAACCCTACCTGTATTTAGTATTTGCTTGAAGTTTGTACGGATTCTACCGTCACTATCTACATTCTCAAGGAACTTATCACCATAACTAGTAGCCAGTTTGGCTTGTTCTTTGTACTTAATATATGTTTTGACAAAATCATTCTTACTATGCACGTGTAAATTTTTAGCATTTACATCTTTTATCTTCAATCCATATGTATTAAATACATCCAACACTTGTTTTGGTGATGACCATTTTACATTCACTTTTCTTAACTGTGAGACATCCATAAATAAATCACCTTGTATATAGTCATCTACAAACTTATTAAGTTTTGGATTAGATTCTATGTATGTATCAAGTACATCACACATACTTTTAACCTTGTAAGCTGCTTTCTTTGCAAGCTTAAGCCAGTTATCTTTATCCAAACCAATACCATTGTACTCGATGTCTGCATAAGCTAGCGAAGCTTTGTTCTCAAGTTCTGCTGTCTTTGTAAGATCTAGTCTAAAACATGTATCTTGTTGATTGTCATACAATTGTATAAGATATTCAATATCTTTAGCACCGTACATTATCTCAGACTCAGTAAATTCATCGCTACCTCTGTTTATAAAACTAGATCTTGTAGTCTTATCCATATCTATTTGTAGTGTTCTACTAAGTACACTATCTAGACTATGAGATAAATCCTTACCACAATGTATAACCTGTGACATTAGCATAGTATCCCACACATTATTAAGTCTTATGTTATAATTAAGAATAAACTTATAGTCAAACTTAACATTGTGTAGTATTTTAACTATGCTTTTATCTTCAAGAATACTTTTAAGAGGAGATATATCTATGCATCTAACATCAATAATAAATTGAGTGTAGTTATCACCAATCTGAAGCATAATCATTTTATCCTCCACATGATTTAAACCTGTTGTCTCAGTATCTATTGCAAGAACTTCTTTAGTTTTACAATAGTCTACTACATCATATATAGTTGCATCTTTACAGCAAGGTAGTAGTCTAGGATTTCCTACGAATTTTATCATTGAGATCTTGATTTAGTATTCTTAATATCTTATCTATCTGTCTTACTGTCCAGTATTTATTAGACAATTTCTTTGTGATTGTCATGAAACGTGAAAGAATTTTGACTTGCTTTACAGAAATCTCTAAGCGCTTGTCTAATTTCTTGTTTGAGTTTTGCTCTACCATACCAATCGATTTTATTTAGTAAATGGAGATCAAGTTTATCAAATAATTCTGTAATAAACAAGTTATCTCTCATACTTAGTTGAAAGCCAAGAAAAGAAAGAAGCGTGAAATAATCACGCTTCTTATCTTCTGGTAACTCATTGATAAGTAATACCATACGAGTTATAAACTCTTTATTGCTTTCCATCTGTTTTCTTCTTTGGTCTGCCTGCTTTCTTCTTTCTTACAGCATTTTCTATGTGTCGCACTGCAACCTCTATAGTATTAATACCAGTGGCATTTCTTGTTGTGCGTGAAGCACACTCTTTGATGCCATATTCATTACTGTTTATTCTATCATTCATTGCTAACATTGATAGAGTATTATAAGCTGATAAACCAACAGCTACAAGAACTAAAATTAAGTTTAAAGTTGTCATTTTACTAAGAATCATAAGTTAATAAAAAGAATAGGCAGTGATATACTGCCTATTCATAGCTAATTAAGGGGAGGATTAAAATGGTATATCCTCAGTTGCTACAGGTTGAGCTGCTGGAGCCGAAACTGTTGCCTTGTCGTGAGCGATATAAGTATCTTCTTCACTCATGTCAAATGTAACCCAAGTATTACGATAAATTAGTTTACCGTCTTTTGTCAACACATCACCTGTCTTAGGATTTATTTTAGGCTTTTGCTCACCACCATCCCAAGTTCTTTGGTTATGCGTTTCTTGGATGACTATCTTACAGTTTACTGCCTTATCTGTAACAGTAGCAATTTGGTCTGCAAAGAAACAGATGTTGTCATTTTCAGACTCGTAAATATTGTACATCTCAATGAATGTAGCATCAACATTACGGAATGCAACACGCTTCTCAAGATTTGAGCCTATAATACCTGGCATAAAGAATCCTAAGTCGCCTGATGTTTCAGGTTTCTTAATTTCTTGTCTCAAAACCAATGTAAATACATCTGCATTGTCTGTTGAAAGAATTTGGTCTACTCTTACTTCTGTTGTTGTTTTGTTTTCTAACATTTTACTGTTGTTTTAAATTAATAAATTGATTTCAGAGTTATGCATTATGCATAGTAAAGCATGCAGGAATCGAACCTGCCAAGCACCATTACATAAGTGTGCTTGTACCATATGCTTTATAACTATCCCAGTTTACTTGATTGTAAAGTCATGACTCTTTACGACACAAGTAAACTTTTTTGCCTACACCACTAACTGTCCCATCCATTTGGGCCTTTTTATTCATTGTCATTAGTTAATGAGTGTATCAATGGGGATTTTATCTGCAGGCAATTATAAAACATGTATCATGAGCTGGTTAACTCACCACATGTTTAATAATCTCAAATACCTACACCACCATAGTGTAGATATGGACAACCCATTTTGTATTGTAAAACATTACAGTATCCACAAACCAACAAAACCTAGTGCGCACCCAATTAGTTATGGAATCATCTCTAGATGTTAAGTTTTGCATTATATTTGTCTTCCTTGTACTTAAGAGCTAAATAGCTTGCTGTAATGTTATTGAAAAATAAGTACAACATTCACCGATATAGTTCTTTAACAGAGCATCATTGCACGGCTTTCATTAAGTTGTACTTATTGTAATTTAGCTATATATTATAATCAGATAAGTTTGATTACAATTTGATTTGTTATGATTTACTGGGTTTGATAGTTGGTAACCACAATGTCACGTAGAGTGTCACTATTTGTACGCTTACCATACTTTAGTAGGAGTTTAAGGCGAGCATATGCTGTCAAGCACCGTCCACTCCAAAGATTAGTAGGAGTCAAAGGCGAGATTAAAAAAAGAGATGTACATAGTACATCCCTTAATTAGCTAGCTTACTCCACTGATTCTATTGGAGTGCCATCCAAGCCTACAAGTTCTGTAACTCTGTACACATTTGCTTCAACAACTTTACCGTTGTCATCAACAATGTCTACCAACTTGTGTTTCTCAGTCGGTTGTTCAGTTGTAGTAGAACGTTTAACCTGAGCATTGTACAGATAGTAATCTTGTGGTATATCCACAACATTATCATGATCTTGACTTAGGTAAGATGGAATGATTTCATTACCATCTTTGTCATACTTACCGTGAACAAGGTCATACAAAGACACCATAGTTGAAGGATCAACGTCTTTAACTGTCATACCATCACCAAGGTAAGTAGTACCAAACCAGTGGTTTCTCAACCGATCCGTTTTAACTGGAGTGTTGACACCAAGCTTGTCATACTTAAGCCTATCTGCCTCAGCTACGGTTAGTATAATGTAGTCTGGATTCTTTGCAGACTGCACTATCTTCATTACTCTGAAGAATTCAGATAACTCTTCTTGAACACCAAGCTTAGACTTTGGATACTGTTTTCTTTGAGCTGACGCCTCCGCATCATTTACAACAGTTTGTCCTACCTTTGCAGATAGCTCACTAATTGACTGTGGAGTCGTAGCTCCTTTTGCTAATTTTCCCATAGTTTATATTATTTAGGGTTAATAAATATAGCAGCAACAGCTAGCAACCGTTACTGCCTTTCACGATTGGGTGGAGTCGAACACCCGGGGGTGTTTGATCCAACCAAAACTTGGTAGGGGTAGCAGGTTAGGAGGTCCACACACTCATTTTCTCAGAAAATATTTTTTTTATAAAAAAATTTTTTTTACGTTTGCAAACTGAGTTACCGAACTAGCACTTCAATCAGAGACGATTGTTGGAACAGACAAGTATCTTCGTTTGATGTTTGAGAGTTGAACCATCAATGACTCTCCCGATTGAAAAGTTAGTGGCATTTCAGTTTGGTTTTCTTTTGGCCACTTTTCTTTTAACAATTAAGTGTGAGATATGACAGATCCAAAAGAACAAGCAAAGATAATATGGGAATCTTGGATAACAGATTCTACTGCTGAAGAAGAATGTGTGTATGAAGATGGAGAAGGGTGTGAAGATTGATATTTTTAAGGAATTAAATAAGTTTAATGAAGTAGTGTTCACAGAAAGGGGGCACACGTATACTGTGGGGGGTAAACAAGCTACATCTGTGACCACCTTCATTGGGCAATTTAAAGAAACTTTTGAGAGAGACTTTTGGGCAGCCCGTTCTGCAGAAAAAGAAAATGTAAAACTGCAAGATATTCTTGATAAGTGGGATTCAATTAGTTTACGTGCATGTAATAAGGGTAGTAAATTCCACGCTTTTGCAGAAAACTACATAAATAATAAGATACTCACCAATACAATGTATGACTTTGATCTAGATCAAAAGGCATACGATAAGATTGAATCCTACTTTATAGAATTTTATGAAGAATCAAAAGAAAGCCTTATACCTATTCGCTCTGAGTTGTGCGTTGGTTCTCGCGATCTTGGGATATGCGGTATGGTTGACCAGCTCTACTATTCAACTCCTCTTGAAGGGCTTGTTATATTTGACTGGAAGACAAACAAAAAAATGAATTACAAAAGCAGGTACCAAAAAAAGATGCTTGGCCCTGTTTCCCACCTAGACGAGTGTGAATTTTCTACATACTCATTACAACTTTCCTTATATAAATATATAATAGAGTACGAAACTAAACTTAAAATAGAAGATTGTTTTATAGTTTGGTTTAATGAAAATAATGCTAAGTATAAACTTATTAAATGTGCAGACTATAGTAAAGAAATTATAAACATGTTGGATTATAATTAATTTTATTATATTTGGAGCATGATAATTCCAATTAATAGTGACATACCAAAATCTATGAAGGCATATCTTCAAGTTCTTAATCCTATATTAAAACTAAAGGATAAAGAAATAGAAGTGCTATCTAGTTTTTTATCTATATGGCAGTCTAACAGAGATAACAAAGAGGTGAATAAAAAATTATTTTCCACTCCAGTTAGAAAACTTGTTAGAAAACAAATTGGAATGTCTGAAGCATCTTTTAATAATCATATTACTATGCTTAGAAAAAAGCAAATGATTGTAGAAAAAAAGATAAACCCAAATATCTTAAGTGCTATTAAAAAAGATGGTATAGAGGTAACTTACAAGTTAACATGGACAAAATAGTAAAGAAGTTAGCTAAGAAGTATAATATTAGTGAGTTTAGAACAGAGTTAATTATTAAAGCTCAATTTGGGTTATTAAAAGATGCAATAGAGTCTGGTAATTTTAAATCAATTAGATTAAAACACTTAGGCATTTTTACAGTAAAAAAGAATAGATTTAGTTATTATAAAAATGGAAAACGAACCAAAGAAAGATAACGCCAGCACAGTTGCTTCAAAACTGTCTGAGATATATAACGGTTGGAAAAACGTTGTATTCCCAAATGAACACATAGAAAAAATTGCAAAAGCAAGAGCTGCAATATGTGCAACTTGTGAATACAATGTTAAGAGTAGATGTAAAAAATGTGGGTGTCCATTGGTTGCAAAAACAAGATCAATGCAATCACACTGCCCACTTAAAAAATGGTAAATTATGATTAAGTACGAACCTTTAGGACAACATATAGTTGTTGAAATGCCAGAAGTGGCGAGAGAAACAGATGGCGGGATTATTAAATCCGAGTCTATGTTAAAAGAAGAAAGAGACAAAAGAGATGGGCATGCTAAGGTTGTAGCAGTCAGTAAAGAAGTTAAATCGGTTAAAGTTGGAGATATTGTTATACCAAAAGGCCAAGGGTTTATGGTTAAGGTAGAAGATGTAGAGTATTTCCAAATGAACATGTTTGATGTTTTAGGTATTGTAAAATGATACTTAATGGATTTGACACCGATGCGAATTTTTGGAAAATTAATCCTCAACTAAAAATCCCCCTTCCGTTTGCTGTTATCTATAAACAAGATAAAAGCAAATCTAAAAGCAAAAGCTCACAGGTAATGTGGGCTATTGCTCTTTTAGTGGACCCTGATTCTAAATTTTCAAATATATCCTATAATAATAGACAGTCAATGATTGCTAAAGACTATCTAAAAGATGAAAAATTTAACTGGGATATATATAAGGATGCCATAGTTTTTTATGAAAGGTCTTTAATAAGCCCTGCTAAAAGACAACTAATGGTATGGAATAAAAAGATGGATGAGAAAACTTTATATTTAGATACACTTACTTATGAAGATAATGCAGATACTATTGAAGGACTACTTAAAACAAATGTTAAATTGTTTGAGGATTATGAACGTCTTCTTAAACTCGTGGATAAAGAAAATAACGAAGGTGCTACAAAAGGTGGAGCTGAAGAATCAGCCTCCGAGAAGGGATTAATATGATTTCTAATAAAGCTTTTATACTCACTGAAATACCAAAACTACACCCTGCAAGTGAAGAGTATCTTTTATTCTGGAGAGAAGAAAAAAGAAAATGTATTGAAGGATGTTGGGCTGGAGGTAAATGGATGCCTGGTAATTTATATTTTTACATAAATTACTGGACTATACTTTTAAATAAGACTGCGCACTCTAAAAGCAAAACACCTGGCAAACCTTTTCTACGAGATCTTGAATGGGAATTTTTTTACAACTGGGTTGAGGCTAGAGGATTCTCTGGTTTTGAAGATGATACCTACACTTGTAATAGAGATTACATAGGCCAAGATAATTATATACCAGCTAGAGAATATTTAAGAAAGATACACAAAAAACATTTAGGTAAACCATTGTTTGATAATGAAGCTAAGAACTTTATGATGATGGGTAGCCGTGGATTTGGTAAGTCATATTCTGTAGCTGGTGGAGTTGCAGGGCATGAGTTTGTATTTGATGGTATGAAGTCTTATGATCCAGATTCTATAAATAACACTCCATCTACAGAAATAGTTGTTGGCGCAGGAGATGCTAAATATTCTGGAGATATATTAAAGAAAACGCAATTTGGTTTAGATAATTTACCAGGTGGCATAGAAATTGGAGATAAATTTTACCCCTCCCCTTTTTCTAAACAATATGGGGGTAGTTGGTACTCTGGTAAAGAAATAGTTGCCGAGTACAAGAAAAAGTTGGGAGGTACCTGGAAACTTCTAGGTACAAAATCCAAAATAAAACATAGAACATTTAAAGATAATCCATTTGCTGCCAATGGTACTCGTCCTGCTGTAATGGTAATGGAAGAGATTGGTATGTTTAATAACTTAAAAGCCTCACATGAAGCTTCCGTGGAGTGTATGAAAAACGGGGCATACAAGTTTGGAAGCTGCATGTATTTAGGCACGGGGGGTGATATGGAAGGCGGGGGTACCGTTGACGCCCGCGATATGTTTTATAACCCTGATGTCTATGACATGATCTCGTTCAATGACGAGTGGGAAAATAAAGGAAAGATCTCTTATTTTGTACCTGCATATAGAGGTTTAAACCAATTTAAAGATAAAAATGGAAATACGCAAGAACAACCAGCAAAAGATTATCTAGATAAGTTTAGAGAAAAACTAAAAAAAGGTAAGAATGCAAGGAGTGCTCTTGATGCAGAACTACAAAACAGACCGCTTGTACCATCAGAAGTATTTCTTACACGTACAGGTAACCTGTTTCCAGTGGCAGATTTACTAAATAGATTAGCAGAGTTAGAGTCTTCTAATAGAGAACGCAACCATGATTATGTAGGAAAACTTTATATAGATTCTGCCTCTAAAAAAATAAAATGGAAACCAGATCCAAAGCTAAAACCCATATATGAGTTTCCTGTAAGAGGAACTGATGATATAGCAGGGTGTGTGTTAATATATGAAATGCCTTATGAAGACAGAGATGGAGATATTCCTTATGGCATGTATCTTGCAGGTACTGACCCTTATGATCATGATGAATCTACCACCTCTTCGTTAGGATCTACACTGATACTAAATAAACTTACAAACAGAATAGTAGCAGAATATACAGGCAGACCAGATACTGCAAATCAGTATTATGAAAATGTTAGGCGTCTACTTAAGTTTTATAATGCAAAGTGTTTGTATGAGAATGAAAGAAAAGGACTGTTTCAGTATTTAGAACATAAACATGAAACATATCTTTTATCTGATCAGCCTGAGATTATTAAAGATGTTGTGCAACACAGTAAAGTTTCTAGACAAAAAGGTATGCATATGTCTAAACAGTTAAAATCTTACGGTGAGGAACTTATAAAAATGTGGTTGTTGGAGCCTTATGAAACAGATGGCCTATTAAATTTACATAGAATACGTAGTGTAGGTTTACTAAAAGAACTTATTGCTTACAATAATTATGGCAACTTTGATAGGGTCATGGCTATGATGATGGTTATGTATCATCTAGAAGAGGTGAAAAAAATTAAAGTAGAAAAAGAAAAGAAAGTATCTACTATATATGATCAAGGTTTCTGGAATAAGAAACTTTTTTCAAGAGGTACAAAAAAGTTTTAGCTATAAAGTCTATAATTAAAAATCTAATTTCGTAGATTATTATTTGGAACAATTGTTAAAATTTATATTTTTGTCCATTGTAATTCGCGAATTTTAAAAAATATTAATATGGCAACAGTAAATGTAACATTGAGTCTTTCTAGCTCAGACTTGTTTGCAAAGCAGACAGTAAGCTTTACAGAGACAGACTCACTTTCTCCTGCAGGGGATCAAATGCTAGTAGGCCGCTTGGTGACTACTGGTTCAGGAACAGAAGATAATATATCATTAAAAGCTTTAGATGGTACAGACGATAGAGCATACGTATTTTTACACAATTTAAGTAGCACGTCTGGTGAATATGTTAAAATTGGATTATGCGCAACTCACGGTACAGACTCAGGAGCAGGTGACTGGTTTGCAGTTTTAGGACCTGGCGAGTTTATGTTTATGCCTATCTCGGATATGCAGGATATAGATATTGAAGCAGCTGCAGGTAACCCTGTAGTTGAATATGTACTAATGGAAAAAGCAGCATAATTTTAAAATAATATAGATATGGCAAGTGCAACACTAAACGTAACATTTAGCATTACCAGTACAGATTTATTTAATTCTATTAATTTATCTAAAACTGTATCAGATGCTTTAACAATAGATGGTGATAACCGACAAGGTTTAACAACAATGATAACTAGTACTAGTTTCGCAGATATTAATGTAGAAGCTTTATCAGGATCTACTCAAGGAGGTAAAAAAGCATATGTATATGCTAAAAATATTGATTCAACTGACGACTTAATCTTTGCAGATGATGGAGATCAAGTTTTTGCAAGATTATCTCCGGGTGAGTTTTTCTTTTACCCAACAGCAGATAATACTAAGATTCAAGTTAAATCATCAGCTAACACTCCTACAGTAGAGTTTTTACTACTAGAAGTAGACTAAACATAATTTATGCCTCGTATAGATTTTCCCAGACAAAAACTGAGTCGAAGGAAAAAGACTCAAAAGTGGGGAGAAGAATGCATAGAATCTGCTTTAGGTTTAATAGGTATATATGATCATACAAGACGTAGTTCTCGCTTTAAGAAAAAGCGGAACTACGATCTTTATAATGGTCAGTTTGATAAAAAGGATCTAGAATATGTTACAGATCCCCTAGGCCTGGGCGGAGTTGCAGAACTTCCTGCAACTTTACAATACTATGATATTGTATCTCCAATATTTAATTTACTATTTGGTGAAGAAGCCAAGCGTAAATTTAGCTACGTAGTTCGTTCTGTAAATGAAGACGCAATTACTAGTAAAGAAGAGGAGATGCAGAATGCTGTGGTGGATATGTTTGCCGGTCTCATAAATCAATATAGAGATCAAGCGTCCCAACAAAATCCACAAGCTAGTCCAGAACAGCTTTCAAATAGTATACCTGAGAATCTAAAACGATTAGAAAAATACTTTAGCTACGACTTTCAAGATATGAATGAGTCGGTAGCTCACAAACTTCTTAGTTTCCTAGAAAGAGATCTAGACTTAAAGACAATGTTTAGAACTGGATGGGAAGACGCTTTGATAGCTGGTGAAGAAATATATAATATAGAACAAGTAGCACAAGAACCTAGTGCTCGTAGAGTAAATCCTCTAGAGTTTTATTGTTTATTACCACATAACTCTGATTATGTAGATGACGCAGAAGTAATAGTTGAGGATACATTTATGTCCCTTAATACTATCATAGATAATTATTACGAAGATCTTACTCCTGCACAAATAGATAAGTTAGAAAAAGAACAAGGCATGAGAGGTAGCATGGATAGTCAAAGTATACTAAACTATCCTACACCTGAAAAACTATACATACAAGATTTAGATCCTGATGCAGGTTCAGACAGTAATCTATTTAACTACTACGATCAAGATGGTAATATCCGAGTTACAAAAATAACTTGGAAATCCATGCGTAAAATAGGTAAGCTAACTTATATTGATGAGCTAGGTTTAAGACAAGAAACTATAGTTAATGAAAGCTATAAATTAGATCAAGAAGCTGGAGAGGAAATAGAATACATGTGGGTTAATGAATACTGGGAGGGAACCAAGATTGGTGAAAGCACTTATGTAAACATTAGACCAAAAAGACAACAGTTTAGACGAATGGATAATTTATCTGTTTGTAAATCTGGATATGTGGGTACAGTTTATAATGCTAATAACTCACAGTCAGTTTCACTCATGGATAGATTAGTTCCATGGGTATATTTGTATATCACGTTATGGTACAGATTAGAGTTAGCAATATCTGCTAACCAGGGTAAGATCGCTCTTATAGATTTGTCACTAGTTCCTGATGGATGGGAAGTAGAAAAGTGGATGTACTATGCACAATCAATGAAGTTTGGTTTTGTAGATTCTTTTAATGAAGGAAAGAAAGGACAGTCCACTGGTAAATTAGCAGGTAATATATCTACACAAAATAAAGTGTTGGATATGGAAACTGGTAATTATATACAACAACATATACAATTATTAGAGTTTGTAGAAAGTAAAGTGCAGTCTTTATCCGGGGTAACTAGACAAAGACTTGGAAGTATAACATCTTCAGAGCTTGTAGGTACAACAGAAAGAGCTGTACAACAATCTTCTCACATTACAGAAAAATGGTATGAGATACACAACCACACTAAAGTTAGAGTATTACAAACATTACTAGATGTAGCAAAAGATGTATACAAAGGAAAAACAAAAAAGTTCCAATATGTAACTGATAATTTAGCTACAATGACTTTTAATTTAATAGGAGATAAGTTTGGATACTCTGAGTATGGAGTATTTGTATCTAATTCCACCCAAGATCTACAGGCTTTAGAAGCTCTAAAATCTTTAACTCAAGCCTCATTACAGAATGATAAGATGTCTATATCAGATGTTATTAGTATTTATAACTCAAGTTCATTGTCAGATATTAGAAATAAAATTGAACAATCTGAAAAAGAAGCTGAGCAAAGAAGCATGCAAATGCAAGAAATGCAACTGCAACAAGCAAGAGAACAACAACAAGCCCAGCAAGAAATGGAAATGGCAAAGCTTAAGTTCGAGCAAGAAAAAGAAAATAGAGAGGATGCTCGCAATACTGAGGATAACCGTACGAAACTGGAAATAGCTAAAATGAATAATGAATCTAAAAAATCAAACGAAATATAATCTAGAACATTATATTTTAGCTATAAAATAAAACCTTTAATTATTTAGAGGTCTTGATAATAAACGTAAAGTTTATATTTTTGTTCACTAATAAAAATTATTAATATGGCAATTGGAGAAGATGCATTAGAAGGATTGGATTTAAGTGTGTTGCAAAACATCACTGTAAATCCTGATGAGGATGCCAAAAAAGACAAAGAAAAAGATGAATCACCATCTATCTTTGAACCTCAACTAAAAATTCAGGAAGTTGATGAAATACCTGAAGAGAAAAAAGAAGAGGTTAAAGTAGAAGAAGTAGAACCTTCGGAAGAAGTAAAAGAAGAAATCAAAGATGAACCCGCTTCAGAAACTAAAACAGAAGATAAAGAAGAGCCGGTTTCAGAAACAACTGAAGCTAGCGAAACTGAAGAAGAAACGGAAAATGCTTTTAGAATCTTTGCAGAAATGCAGAGAGATAAAGGCCTAATTGATTTCAAAGACGAAGAGTTTGAAGAAAACGATGAGTGGTTATTAAGCAAGATTTCTGAAACCATTGAATATAAAGTAAATGAGTATAAGGATACTATCCCGTCAGAAATTAAATATTTATTAGATAACTATGAGGCAGGTGTCCCTCTAGGAGATTTAATAAATATGCAAAATAAAGAGCAAGCGTATGAAGCTATATCAGTGGAGGCCTTGCAAAAAAGCGATTCATTACAAAAGAATGTAGTGAGAGATCTTTTAATAAAAACAGGTTGGTCTGAAGAACGTGCAAATAAAAAGATTCAACGTTACGAAGATGCAGGAGTACTCCATGAAGAAGCGGAGGAAGCATTATCATCTTTAGTTGAAATGCAAAAGCAAGAGAAAGAACAGTTTGTGCAAAACAAAAAACTTGAGCAACAACAAAGAATTGAAGCTCATGAAAAATGGTTAGTAGATTTAAAAGATCACATCGGTAAAAAAGAAGAAATTTTACCTGGATTTAAATTGTCACCAAAAGATAAAGACAATTTATATAAGGGTATAACTAAATTAGACAGACAGGGTAAGAACGAAATTATGAGATTACGTGAAAAAGATCCTGAGTTTGATTTAAAAATAGCATATTTAGCTACAGTCCTAAAGTGGGATTTTTCAGCGTTTGAACGTCAGTCAACAACTAAATCAACACGGAAGTTGGCAGACGTTATAAAGAGTACGAAAAAAACTGGTTCCAGACCAAGTAGAGGTACCTCAAAAGCTGTTAATTTTGACACTATGAGAAAATCTCTACGATAGGAGCTATTTATATAAACAACAAGTAATAATTAAATTTAAATTAAAATGGCAAACACAATTAGTTCATTACAATTGTACGCTCCTAAGAGCTGGTCTGGCCTTACGACAGAGAACCACCTAGGAAGCGTATTTGCTGCCGAGCCTACTTTGGTATCTAATATCATTAGTAGAGTATTCGGTATGAATCAATACGCAGGTATGGATTACTTCCTATCTGTAGGTGGTGGAGAGCAAGAGCTTGACACAGATAACGATTTCGAGTGGTACCTAAAAGGTGACGATGAGAAAGCTATAGTTATTCAAGGTTATAGTGGAGGCGGACTTTCTGCTAAGCCTGGTCAATATGGGGCTATTGTAAATCTTAGAATGGCAGAAAAATACTTTGCTATGTCTGATAAGTTAGTATTAGATGATGGTGAAACAGCTGTTCGTGTAATGCAAGAACCTTATATGGAAGGGTCTATTTATGTATACCCTTGTGCTTTAATGACTTCAAATGCTGCAGACTTTATTCCTCCAAGTTTAATTTCTGCGGGATCACGTGCAAGTAAAGAGTACTCTCCACAAGAAAGAACTTTGAATAGAACTTACGGTGAAACTCATTACAGTTCTCCATTCAAAATGCGTAATGCAATGTCTTTCTTATCTAAGACTTACACTATTCCTGGTAACATGCACCAACGTCCTCTAGTTATTGAGATGATGGATCCTAAGTCAAATGCGACTACTAAGATCTGGACTCAATACGCTGAGTATGAGTTTATGTGTCAGTGGATGAAAGAAAAAGAGCGTATGCTTTGGTTCTCTAAGTCTAATAAACAAGTTAATGGTACTTATGATATGATGGGTGCTTCTGGATCTGCTATCGTTGAAGGTGCAGGTTTACGTGAGCAAATTTCTCCGTCTTACAAATTCCATTATACAGACTTTACAATTGACTATCTAGAAGATGTATTATTGAACTTATCAATTAACTTACTTCCAGAAGATCAGCGTCACTTTGTAGCGTTTACAGGTGAAAGAGGTATGGTACAATTCCACAGAGCTCTTGAAAACCACGCTGCAAGATTCCAACCATTAGACTCTAAGCGTATCGGTGGTGCGGGACAAAACTTATCATTCCAAGGTCAGTACAGAGAATACATGGGACCACAAGGTATCAAGTTTACTCTAGTTCACTTACCAATGTATGATGATGAGATTCGTAACCGTGTGCCACATCCAAAAGGTGGATACACTGAGTCTTACCGTTACACTATCCTAAACATGGGTACTTCAGGTGGTGAGAAGAATATTCGTCGAGTATATCCTAAAGGACGTAAAGAATTAATGTGGCACGTTGCTGGTTCAACTTCACCGTTAGGACCAAACACATCGTTCTCATCAGGTTCTTCATCTCCTGTGGATGGTTATCAATTATTTGCTCAAGCGCAACAAGGTGTTTTAATTCAAAACCCAATGTCTTGTGCGGAATTGATTTACTCGTCAGAAGTATAAGATAATTAAACAATAAACACGAAAGAAGATGGCAAAAAAAGTAGCAAAAACAGAAACTACTCCAGAAGTATCTGAGGTAGTAAAGACTGCTCCAGTGAAGAGAGAAAGTGTTAGAAGAGATAAAGTTACTCTTAAACCTATAAAGAAACACGGATGGCTTCCCGACGATCACGACGGGAGCCTCCGTTATTCTAAATGCTTTGAGCGTTTAACTGTTCAGGCAGCAAAAGGTACAGGAGTACTTAATACTGGAATGACTGAGGAAGACGAAGTTCGTCTTGAAACTAAAATGCATATGGCTCCAGGTACACTATCTAAGTACAATAGAGATTATTGGGCAAATTTTAAAGTAGATGTACCTAAAGAAGGAGTTGTTTTAGATTTAGCTAATCCAGAAGATGAGGTTAAATACTTAGTTTTAAAAGCTCACCAAAGAGTTGCAAACTCTGAGATGGAACGTTTTGATACACCATTTGCAGAGTATGTAATGACATCTGATGAGCAAGAAGCAAAAGTAGAAAACCAAAAGTCTAAACTTAAGCGTAGAGCTTACAAAATATTTAGTAACATGTCTACTACAGAAATGAGAGACGTTCTTAAAGTTATGGGTAAAAGAGCAGGTGATGAATCATCTATTGATTTTGTTGAAGCACAGCTTGATAAAATTGTAACTGAAGATCCTCAAGATTTTATTAATACTGTAGAAGACCCAACATTTAAAATGAGAGCTTTTATTGACGATTGTTTAGCAGCAAGAGTTCTTGTAAAAAATGGTACTAAATATCAACTTCCAGGTGGAGATGTTGTAGGTTACACACTTGAGCAGACTATTGAATATTTACAAAATCCTGATAATCAGGAAGTGTATTTAGATTTAAAAGGTAAAATGTCTATAGCAAAGTAGTATGACTAGAGATCAAATGCATAGTGAGTTTAAATTTTTAATGGATAAGGTAGATTCATCTGCTAACCCTTTATTTCTTTCAGAAGAAATAGACAAGCTTTTGAATATATCCCAAGATAAATTTGTAAACAAACGGGCATTTGGTAATAATGTAAGACGAACTTCTTTTGAAGAAGATCAGAAACGTAGAGATGATCTACGAACATTAATAAGTCGTATTAGAATTAACAATCCAGATATAGAAGGTTTAGCTACAGGAGTTATTCCTAACAGTGCTACTTTTACTCTACCGTCTTCTGGGACATTTAGTGGAGGATATAGGCATTCTATAATGGAAGAGGCTTTAGTTATTCCTAGTTCTTCTTCACAAGAAAATCAGGATGATGCTAACCTAATAAGAGTTTCTGTAAAACCTATAACGCATGATCGTTATACAAAAATTATGGATGACCCTTTTAATAAGCCTGAAAAAAATAGTGTGTATAGACTAGATAGTTCTGATGAAGATTACAATAAACAAGTAATATTAATTCATTCAGAAGATACTGCTATAAGTCAATACATTTTACACTATATTAGAGAACCTTTAAGTATATCATCTGGACAAGATTGTATCTTACCTAATCATACACACAGAGAGATTGTAAGGATGGCTGTCGTAGAAGCTCTAGAAGGAATAGAGAGTCCACGATACCAATCAAGTAAAATAGAACTTAATGAAATAGAATAAAATGGCAAGAACAGCAAAAATAACAAATGCTAATGTAGCTCCTTCTTTTAATAAAGGAGGACTAGTTGGTAACACTCCAGTTCGAGCACAAGATTTTAATGATCTTGTTGGGGATTATGTTAGTCAGACTGCTGCTAGTAGAATGGGTGTTGTAGCAACTAAAACAGTTACTGCAGACGCTACTTTACTATCAAGTGACTCTGGTAAAATAATTCTTATGGGACCTACAGGAGTTGATATTACTTTACCTTCTTGCGAAGAAGGACTTAACTTTGAAATTATCCTAACAGCAAATAATGCAACAACTGCTTGTACTATTGTTCAAGCTGCTGCTTCGGAAGATTTCTTTGGTCATGTCTTTACTTCTGAGAAAGAAAATGCAGGTACTGATGGTGACACTGGTGTGGCTGCAAATACAAAGATTACTTTCGCAACTTCAGCTATGAAAGGAGATAGAGTATCTCTAGTATCTGATGGTACTTCATGGTTTGTGAAAGCATTCTGCACTAATGTAGCGGATATTACATTAGACAATTAATAGTTAATTTTTAAAATAGAAAACAAATGGCAATTTACGGACATAATTTCGATATATTTATCGGAAAATTCTTTCACGGTGCTTCTAAGACAATAGCAGATTTAACTGCTGCATCTACAGACACTAGTGAGTTTGCAATTGAACTAGAATCTGGTTTACTAGCAAACACTACAGCTTTAACTACAGGTGATGTATTTAGAGTTGTACAACTTAATACTGATGGTTCTTTAAAAGCTTCTCCTTTTATCAAATTTGATGATATTAGAAAAGGTGCAGTTGTCGAGCATGGTGATGCTTCAAACGGTGCAGGTGCTATTGCAGAAGCAGAACAAATTTCTAACATTGGGTATACTGATGTTAATACTGGAAACTCAATTGATGTAATAAACTCTAATCGTTATACTTTACGATTAAACTTTATTAATGATAGCGAGTTGTATTCTGAACAAAAAGATCAATACTTTTTTGAGTACGTATCTGATGGAAATGCAAGTCAAATTGAAATTGCAAATGGTATTGTTCAAAAAATAGGAGCTATGGATTTTGCTGATGGTTCTACAGTGGGTCCTAACAGAGCTAAAGTAGCAGTTCAACGCTTTTCAGCAGCTACTACTGAAGTAGATACTGCTAACTCTACAACTTTAACTTGGACTCGTGGTTCTGATCAAGTAGTTGCATCTGCAGCTGATCACGAATTAAGTGCAGGTATGTATCTTCGTCAAACTTCTGGTGCAAGTGTTCCTGTATACAGAATTAAAGCGGTTAGTGGTTCTAACATTACTTTAGATATACCTTCTCAAGAAGCTGGTGCTTCTGGAGCAGATTCTAAATCTCTTACAGCTGCAGTTATGAATGCTTCTAATTGTGGTATTAAATTAACAGGTTTAGATGCATATTATAAAGCAGGTTTATACCCTTACCACAAAGTTGTATTTGATTTCCAATTAGACGGGTTTGGTGATACTGTTTCTGATACAAGTACTGAAGCAGCAAAATCTAATACTGCTGGAGAAGCAATTTCAGATTTAGAATGGTTTGGTCTTTCTAAGAACTCTCCAGGATCTGGTACTTGGACTGGTAATGGTTTCCCTTCTGTTGAATCTTATGCTGAATTAAAAGCTGATGTAGCTCAACCATATGATCTTATTAGTTTTGATTATGTATTACCTGGAAATGATAGTAATGCAATTGCAGCAGGAGGACCAATCAAAGGCACTGTTGTACTAGCTCTTCCTGGAGATGCTGACAGTTTACAAGATCACTTAAATGATCTTGTTGTTAACATTGATGGAATTACAGATATTTTAGCAGCTAGTTAATAAATATTTTATATTAATAATTAAAGGGCAGGCAGCTTTTCTGTCTGCCCTTTTTTAATTTTTACCTATGCCTTTAGACTTAAAACTAGATATAAGAACCTCAGAAGATTGTAAAAACTTAGTTATAGAAGATGTAACTGGAGGTTATTCAGATTCCAATCCAGGTGGTTGGGGAGGATTTAATATAAACGGTAACAGAGATACTTACAATATACAAGCTCACATTGTTGTCTATGTAGTAATAGACGGAGAGCAATATGTTGTACCTATAGCTGTTCCTAATTTTGGTAATATTGTATATTATCCAGCTGAAGATTCGTATCGAGGTTTTAAGGTTTCAATACCATCATATGATATTTCTACGGAAGTAGCCAATCTTCCAGAATTACCAGAAGCATATAATGCCATGCAAGAAGTTGTAGAGGATACATTATATGAAGTAGTAATTAACTTTAATGATATTCAACAAAACTATAGTCAAGAGTTTAAAGTTGAATTTAAAAGTATATGCAACTCTCAGAAAGCTGTAGAGAAAATGATGAGTGTGGTTAATCTTGGGTGTGAGGATTGTGATGACTCAGACATTAAAGAAGCTTTATTAGCTAAAAGTTTATTAGAGATTTTAAAAACCATATAATTAAATGGCAGTAGCAGACTTTTTATTCCAAAATAGTACATATAAATATGCCATAGATAACTGGTATGATTTATTATCTCAAGCTGCAGAATCTAAAAATAATATAGATTTAAGTATTTATGAAAATGCTATTTCATCAGATATATCTAGATTCTTAGGTGGTAGACCGTCTACTGTAAATACCTCAATTAAAACTTTTCCAATTGTATTTCATTTTATTGTAGATGACCCTTCTTTAATACGTGGGAGAGAAGATTCTGGAAAATTTCAATTTAAGGTAAATATATTATTACAAAGAATAAATGAAGTATTTAAGACTGCAAACATTAAATTTTGTCCTGCAGTAATTAACAATAGCCCTCTTGCGGGTGTAAATATTGTAAATGGATCTAATATTGTTTCTCGTATTCAATTACCTAACGGAGAAGTAAGAACTGTTTCTTATGCAGAGTTTGGAGCAAAAGTTAATAATTCAATGTCTTGGTATACTAGGGACTCTGGTAAGAAATCTGTAATAGATAAACAAGATGTTATTGGTGTGCCTTTAAATACTATTCACGATATAGCCTATAATCAAATATATAAATCAAAAGATCAAAGAGCAGGTAAATCAGCTATAAATGTTTTTTTAATAAACACATTTTCTGAAAATTTATATGGAGGACATATATCTTGTGTTTCTAATAACCCTTTTATATTTGACAATGGTGATGAGGAAGAGTTCTCTATAACACTTCCTTTTTGGGCTTTAGGAGATTCTGGGCTAGGTTATGCATATAGAGGGAAAGATAAGGTTCATACGGAAGTTAGAAGATCTACAATAGAAATTGAGGAGGGTATTGGGGCTGTTAATCCTGCCATTGCTTATTATGGAGCTAGAATACATCCAGCTAAACCACTATTAAAAGGTTTAGGGCATGCATTTGGATTAGCAAATCTTAATACTTTTAATCAATTTGAAACCTCTATAGGGATAGGTAATATTCTTCAAGCGGGATTAGATAATATTGATGATAGTTACTATACTGACTCTTGTAATAATAACTGTGTTTACTATGACTTTACAAAAAAGGATTTTTGTGCAGATTGCAGTCCAGACTCTTCACCTACTATTTATTATAATACAATTATTGAAGGTGGATTACTAGATGCAGAGTATTGTATAGATACAACAGTATATAATGACGATAATTTCAAGGCAACTAGAACAAACAATGTTATGTCTGATACCATATATTCAGACGTTTTAAATATGAGGTATGGATTTACTCCTAATCAAGCATTAAGAATGCATGCAAATATTGGATTAAATTACTTAGATGATAAAGGTAATATATATGGCGGAGTTTTAAATCATATTTTAAATCATGGTTTACCTAGTAAATGTACATCTATAGATGACAATTTTTTTGATGTCGACGACCCTATAACAGATCCAGCATTACTTTGTGATGATAAAACTAGACGAGATCAAGATATAACTGGATCTCTTTATATCTACGATTCTAACTTTAATACCTCTACTAGAGCTATTAATATGTCAGACACAGTATCTAAAATTAATAACATAACTGATAACTTTATATAATGGCTAAAAGACCCTATATATCAGTAGGAGTGGATAGATTAAATAACTATTCTAAAATATATGAATCAACTGATTCAAAGCATACTTGTGTTTTGGACCATGGTAACTCTGAAGAAGATTTATATTTTAGATTAGGTAGTGTTGTAGATGCAATACTAAGTTCTCGCTCTAGTAGTTCTGGAGGAGTTGATTGCGCAGATGGCTCCTGTGAAACTGTTTATGTGCCTGTAATAGTTGTTCGTAAATATCACTCAAATATTCCTTCATCAGTTACTTTATCTGGTATTAGCGTACAATCACAACAAATTTATGATAATGTAGTATACGCTGTAGGTAAATTAAATAAACTTTTTAGTAATAACACTGATTTACCAAGTGAAGACATACGAGATATAACAGGAATAGTGGTTCCTAATAATACTCCTAATTCTATTAATGATGTTGATTTAATATATGATGTTAGAACTGCAGACTTAAGAACTTTTGGATATTATACAGGAGAACAAATTTTAGATACAGATCGAAATAGCCCAACTAGTGGGCAATATATAGAGGAATATGTTCCTTTTAAATCTTTACAAGAATCTAAAGTAAATATTCAATTCTTTTTTCCAACAATAATTAAATCAGAGTATTTATTAGCAGGCTTATTTAGTGAAGACTACTTATATGTTAACGTGCTAGATGCGTTTGAAAAGTTAGGGCAGTCAATTCCAACATATTTCTATGAAGAATATTTTACTTTTCACCAAGATTATCCTGGACGTATTGATTGGGATTTAAATATTTTTAATTTAGAGTTTTATAATAAATTACAACAAATACAAAGAATTGTAAATGGAAATTCGTTCTCAGGAAATATAGGTAGAATTACTATTGGTAGTGCAACTGACGCAGTAAATTATCCTGAATTAGAAGGTGATACATTTATTTTTGCTCATGGTCACTATGAGTCCACGGGTAAATCAATATTAAAAAACTTTTCTTATGTAATTAATCAGTCTCAATTTAACAGTATAAATAATTTATCAGCAACTTCAACTCCTTATGCCGGAGCTATAATAAATACTAATATTGGTGCTATAACAGCTGATACATTTTATCATGAGTTTTTTCATACTGTAGGTGCAGGACATGCTTATTTTGACTTGACACTAGCAAGATATGACATATTCGCATCACCTAATGTAGGTGAAGATGGAACACTTGCAGCAGAGTCTTTTGTTGGTAGAGGTAGTTTAGTTGCAGGGTATGTAAATAAAAATGAACTATCTAGTTATCTAGGCAGACATGTTAATGAAGATTTAAAGCCACCTTTTACCTATTCTATATACAATGACACTTATGATTTAGCTCTTAGAGATGTAGAAAAAGCCAGTGCCGATGTTGCAAATATAGATGAGATTATTGATCAAGTGGGAGGCTATAATCCAGCTACATATCAATCAAATATCGATCACTATAATCAAAGAAAACTTAATTTACAAAATAAACTTGATAGCACACCTCAGTATATAGAAGGAAACTATTCAGAAGAAGTAGAAGGAGGTTTATGGAACTCTGACGAAAAAGAGTATGTAGAGTTTGTTATAAATAAACTTGTTCCTTATTATACTCAAGACTTTACTAGAAAAGTAACATTTATACCTGGAGGTAGTGTTGAAAATTCAACTAGAGCGTATATAAATATAAATACACAAATACCAAATGGGGGTGAGGTTACATACTTAGACCCTGATTCTGGTACTAAACCAGCTGGTATTAAAGCTACTGAGTATCTAAGCACACTTCAAAGCTTAATACTTGGATTAAATTCTTTTTGGGGAGGTTCTTATATTATTAAAAATGCCCCAACTTATAACACAGAGTATACAACTCCAGAGGGTATAACTGGTATTGTTGGATCGCCTAATGATGGTGAGTTTTTTATGAGTACCCAAGAAGCACAACAAAGAACAAATGATGCAGTACTAAATAATCTACCTACAGCTTATGCTGCAATTATAGATAATAGATACATTAATCTTATAGTTACTTCAGAGGCTGACCCGGAAGCTAGAGACCAAGAAGTATTACGAGTGGATTTACTTGCAGATAATTCTATCATAACAGAGATTGTTGTTAATCCAACAGATATAGATGGAAATAGAATAGGCCCGGATGTAACTACTCGCAGACCTTTTTGTGTGCTTAATTCACAAGGTGAGCAAACCAATTCTGTAGATCCTTTTTTTATACATAATTTTAATGCTTATAATCCCGATTTCCCTGCATACCCTAATAATACTCCTGTTACAGATTTAACAAGAGAAACTTATTGTCCTTGCTTATATGAATCTCAGACATATTATGATGGGTCTGAGTTACTTTTAGAATATAAAGTTTTAGGTCCAAATGCAAATCCTTGGGCTTTGCATCAAATATACAGTAAAAATTATTGTAAAAGAGATAGTGGTCTAGATGGAAGTTCTGTTACTACTACTGATAATACTACTATTATTAATAGTTATGGAACATACGGAACCAGAATAAGTACAACAGGTTATCAGTATGGTTCTTATATTCAAGGAGATGGAGAAATGACCACTGTAGATAAGACTGCAGATAGAGCAGCAGCTATGTGGTTGTTTAATACTCATAATCATGAGAATTTAAATAACAGTGGTGCTATATTAAAAATGCATGAATATAATGATGGAACATTTTTAAATCTTCCTTATGTTATAGGGTATTGTGGATTTAATTGGATGACTACTCTACCCAATTCATATCAGATTGAACGTAAAACTATTCTACAAGACTATACTAATTACGGAAACAATTCAATCGGTGATGAAAATAGAGATTACATACTGAAGATAAGAAATGAGCAATTTTATATGCCAGAAGATTTATATATACTTCCTCCTGTAAGCAAAGATGTAAGCCTTTTAAATCATAAAAGAAGGCTTAGACTTTGTGCGTCTGGTTTAAATGAAGATAATTATACTTTATACATGGGAACTTATCCTGGAGGAGAAAATATAAAAAGTAGATATGCTGTAGGTTCAACAGAACCACGTAATCCGTATTACAATCCACTAGCTAAACATTTTTCTGAAACTGCTGGATATATAGCACATTCTGGAACTGCTGCTGATAGCACTCATTTATTTGATCCTAACCCAAAACAGGAATATTATAAAGATTTATATGGAGAGTATAATCCTTTATATATGAATGAGCTTTCTGTGTATGAGGGAGTGGGTGCAAACATGGAACATAGATTTATGGACCATGATTTTGTAAGAGCTGCAAATGTATACTTTAATTCAGATTCAGATGTACCTGTTATGTATAGACAGGTTTGGGCTGATGAGCAGGCATATAAAGAAAATCCTGTCCCTTTAACACCTAATAGTATTGCGCAGTTTCTTGATTATTTTGCTCTGGTAGTAAAAGGAACTAATCTTGATACTTGGGTGGGTGGCTGTACGGACCCAGATAAATTTAATTACAATCCTGACGCAAATTATGATGATGGTACATGTATTGATCATATCTATGGTTGTACTCAAGAATGGGCTATTAATTATATGTATCAAGGGGCTACCCAGGAAGTATTTCTTTCTGGTTATGGACTAGGAACTCATAACCCTAATATAAATACTGATGATGGATCTTGTTTTACTCTTTTATGTACTGATCCTGCTGCTTCAGGAGATTTTTCTGCTGGGTTTAATGCTACGCTTTTTAATCAAGCTGTTAATTATGGAGGATTAGAATCTATTATTGAAGGACAATCAGAATTAGTTGGATTAGATGAATTAGATCCAAACAACAACTCACTGTGCCAATATACTGTAACATCTGTTAAACCAATTGTTAAATTAGTATGTATAGACTCACGAATACCAGATAATAAAGGTCTTGAGTTTTGTAACAATAATGAACCTATAAGTTATTACAGAAATACAGCTACAGGAGAAATAAATGGGTTTATACCTGCTGAAGAAAGAGAACTTGTGCAAGATACTTCTTTATCAGACTTTGTAGATTTTCCTTATGGGGAGACAGTCTTAAATACATCCTCGTTTGACCCAGCTGAAGGTAAAGTTTTTTTATTAACTACTAATAGTAATCATATTTATAATATTCAAACAGAAAATGGAGATGATTTTCCTAGTGCATCTCCCGACGGTCACCTAATAGAGACAGATGATGATATGTTTAATGATGCGCTTTTACAAGCTTTAAGAGAAGTATGTGGTTTAGAGGTTGTAGATGGTTATAATCAACTACCAGTATTTAAAAGGCAAAGAAGATATAATTGTATAGAAAACCCAATTTTACCTGATGGTAGTGGAGGTTGCTATTTACTTAGCTATGCTAATACTACAGTAACTAATAAACTACAAGGATGTGTCTCAGCTCCTGTTGACTATGTAACTCCTCAAAACTGTAATAATCAAGAAGCATTTACAGGTGGTTATATAACAGATGCTACTTTCTTTTCAATGTATGATGAGTTCATTGCAAGTTCAGAAGGAAGCTGTGATAGTGTGGAAACTAGTCAGGGTAAGTATATAGTTGGCACAAGCACTTTGGGAGAAATAGTAGATGGAACTTCATTATCACTCTCACAAGATCAAAGAAACTATTATTCAGATTCTATAGAGACAGTAAGAAAATATTTAAATCCTAAACAGTATCGATATAGCAGAGTTTCTGTTCCATATTTTATGAATGTTTCTGTATTATTATTTGATGGTTCAGGAAATGCTTATACAGGATATTTTATAGTTATATCTCTTTATGGGATTGAGGAAAGAAAGTATTATGCATTTGATATAGATACAGGAGTTCAATTATATGAACTATTTTATAGTAAAAACTTTATACCAGGACTAGCGCTGCCTAGTAACGCTCAAGAAGAAAGAGCTAAAAAAATGCGCAAAGTTATAAATAAAATTACTAATTTAACTATATTTACCGACAATTAATTATACTATGGCCATATCAACAGAATATTTACACAATAGATACATGAAAGCTAATGAAGCGTTAGATAAATACGGCGCTTTGATAGCAGACAGATTATCTACTGGAAACACAAATCCAAGTCAACTGCAAAAATTTAATTTAATGTCAGCTTGGATTTCATTTATGTCTTCTAAAATTACTGTACCGTCAAGTATAATAGCAACTTCTCCTAAGCCTATGTCTTTTCCAGTGCCCGCACTAGAAAGAGGACCGCAAAAACTTACGATAGGAGTTGATAATATTGAAGGAGAGTTTACGACTATTGCAGCTTTTACATTATATAATCTATCAGAACTTGATAATAATGTTGATACTACTAACTTTGAAAATCTATTAAATGATCCTTCTACATACAGTAATAGAGATTTTAGCTTTAGTTATATTCGTAGATCTCAAACGGTAACTATTTCGTTTCCTCCTACAGGAATGTATAATGACAGTATTTTAGTATTTTCTCCTTATCCTAAAAACTTTGAGGATTTAAAGCAACGTAATCTTATAGTTAAAGGTGGTGTTTCTGCTGAAACTACAGTAGACTATCTTTCTGTAGAGGACAGGGAATTATTTAATAAAATTTTAGAAGACATGGCAATCGAATTAAAAATCTCTTACTGATAAAAATATTTAATTATGGCAAACGGATATGGTTCTACAGGTAGACGTAGAAATAGAAACTCAAATACAAACTCTGGCAGAACATCTATAAGTTCTAATAGTGACATCATAGAAATTCTTCAAGGAGGAGTTAAAAAACAAATAAGTAAATTAGACTTATTGAGGCATGTAGAGGATGCAATAAAAACTGTATCATCTGAAGTTAGATCTGTGCAAAGACAGGTTAGTAAAAAAACTATAAATAAAGACTCGGCATCATTTAATGGTCCAGTATCTGCTTCAACACCTCAAGCTGCGAATCACTTAGCAACAAAATCTTACGTAGATAATATTACAAATAATGTTATTAAAAATGATGGTACAGTTCCTTTAGCAAATAATTTATCTTATAGAACTGCTCCACAGTCATTTAAAGAAAATGATATTATTACAAAAAAGTTTGTAGACGATGAACTAAAAGCTACTTTAAAAACAATTAAAAGAGAAAAAGGAACTAATGGTTATCCTAGAGCATCTGCGGGGGATTCTTTTATAATTGAAGAAGATATTGCTATGTTTGCTACAGATGGCCCAGAGGTTCAAGTAGGAGATTTGTTATTGTGTATAGAAGATTCTCAAGGAGGTACGCATGGCGCTGTAGGACATCAGTTTGCAATAGTAAATACTAATGTAGTATTTTCAACAGAAGAAAAAGCAGGTATATTAAGAGTGGCAACTGAAGAAGATTTAACAAGTTTAGATGCCGAAGACTCTGCCCTAACACCTCAAAAATATAAAAGAGCTTTAGAGCTTGGTAGTGAGTATAATAGAACTATTGTATCTATTCCTAACTATACTTTAACAGAACAAGATAAAGGTATTGTCGGTGTAGATTGTAGAAGAAATACAGTTACACTAACTTTGCCTTCCATAGGTAGACTTTCAAATCCTAAAATATTAAAGTATTTAATTAAAGATGAATACGGTAACTCAGTAAGAAATAATATAACATTAGTTACCTCTGGTGGTAATACTATACAAGGATCTAGAACATATTTAATAAATGCAAATAATGCTTCTGTAAAGTTATATAATGATGGACAAGATAAATGGTATTTAGAGAGTAATGTTTCTTCAGGAGCAGAAACTTCCCAAGGAGTAAAAACTTTTGTTACTAGTGATATTAATGCTGGTGAAAGAGCAACTACTACAGGTGCATATGAAACAGTAATGTCTATAGATGTAGATTTAAGAGAATATCCAATTGGTTCAGGTTTTAAAATTGTAGCACATTCTCTTGCAGCAGCAAATGGTAATACAAAAACTGTTGCTATTGGTATAAATGGGACTCAAGTTTTACCGACTACTTTAACTACAACAACAGCTCCTAATGCAGAATTCATACATCACGAGGCTACAGTTTTACACTCTGACACTCCAAAGTCAATAGCTTTTGGATTTGTTATTGTTGGTGCAGATTTAGATGCTGTATCAGCTGGAGCTAATAATACTTTATCACTAGACTGGGATCAAAAAATTACAATAAGTGTAGATGTAAATAATGCAACTGCTGCCACTGACGTTAGTGTGTATGCATTGCAAGTAATACCTTTAAAATAATAATACATGTTAACTACTTTAAGAGACGCAATAAATAAGGGTAAAACTTCTAATGAAGTTGCTCCAGTTGTTTTAAATTATTCTATTCAAAATTTTGATAATTTATTGGTAGACCATCCAACACTTAAAGATGTAAAAGTTTTACCAAATACATACATAACAAAACATGCATTTGATGTTGAAGTTCAAAATGCATTTAAACAATGGGAGCTTTTATTCAACTCTTTATATGGGGAGTATATAGCTTTAAGTTTTGTAAAATCAGATACTACTTCCGACATAACTATTAGTGTTTCTAATATAACTAGCAGAGTTCAGATTACTTATGGTTCTCCAGCTATACAATTAAAGTCTGGGTTGAACTGGGCTTTTACTGGAATGCCTAGTGGTAAATATTTATTATTAAACTACTTAGTATATAATATAGGTTTGCTGCTTCGGGTGCCTAGAACTCAAAAGGTAAGCCCTATGAATACTAAATTCTTATCTACCTTTTATCCTTCTGTGTCAAAATTAACAGTTGAATCTGATGGTAGTATAAATAAAAGTATACTAGTTGATTACCCAGTAATTAAAAAAGGTATAGTAAATGTATATGGAATTACTACAGGAAGAAGACCTTATATTTTAGGATGTACAGATCCTAATGCAACAAACTATAATCCAGAGGCAACTATTGAAGGTGGGGGCTGTGTATACGAGGACCCGAGAGCTAACGTAACTTTAATGATGCCAAGAATAGGAGCTAGATATATAAATGAGCCCTATCCTGAGTATGTGTTATTACAACCTGAAGGTTACTATGCAATACAGGGCGGTGTGTTTGGAGATGTTGACAACACCCTTACATCCATTAGTAATAGCTCTAGCGAGCCTTTAACTTTGTCTCCATCTTTTTCTGATAACAATTCTCAACTTACTAGTTTAGTTATAACAGATAAAGGTGCGTCTGAATATGGAGATAGTACAGGAATTATAAGATACTATGTTATAGCAAATAACTCTGGAGATATAGATATTTTTAATCATCATGGAGCAAGGCTTAGTGGATTAACAAGCAATCTTATAAATGATTTTAATTATTCATTATTAGGTTCACCTGTAGAAGATTATTTGCATACCTCTAATTTTAAAATTCATTATATACAAAATACAAATAATAAGCATCTTTTATATTGGTTTGGTTCTCAAGGAGAATTAAGAAAAATAGAATTAGATGATACTTTACAACAATTTACACCAGAAGGTACTCCTGTACCTTACTGCGACAGTGATACTTTAATGTATGGGAATGTGAAGTCAGCTCAAATGCATCAATATAATTTTGCTTATAAAGATAAAACTAGTGGCGATTATCTAAGTGTTAGTAATGATGGAAAAGTAGTAGTTAATACAGATGTAGTATCAGGAGCTAGAGATGGTTATAATCCTGCTGGAAGTGTCCCAGGAATAACTTACTTTATGATGCAAAGACGGCTAGATCATTATATAATAGGTAGCTTGACAGAATCTCCTAGTGTATTGCAACAAGATGATGCTGAGTATGATTACGATGTCAATATAAAAAGTTTTAAAAACTTTATGTTACCTACTTACACAGGTTTGGTAGCTATTAATTTAGACCCCTTTGCTCCTATAGCTAGATTATTTAGACTTATGTCAGCTGACAACCTAACGCATATAATTAATTACAATGATTTTGAGCCTAACTCACTAGACCCAAAATTAGCCACTGTTTTTGGAGATTCTCAAGCCCCTGATATTGTTGGTTATATGGACCAAGATACGATTGCAAATAACTTAGGAAATGAAGTAAATGATACTGCTCTTTTACACGTTGATGAGAATAATAGTAATACTTTATCCGCCAGAAATACTCCTATGGATATATCTCCTCAGTTTTCATCTCAAAATGGAAAACTTTTAGTATTAAGACCTTTTTCTACAGGATTTAGTTTTCAATTATCTAAATTTGAGAATACGGTTGTAAATACTTGGAGTGCTGGATCTAATAAATTTACAGGCGGTGCAAGTAGATATTTAAGCATAGATAGATATAGAGAACTACCTGTTACTATAGGAAATAAACTTTTTTATAATTCTTATTTTGCTAACCCTAATCATGTATCTGCCCAAGCTACTAATATTTATATTCCACAGTTTCCTGGTTATACTCAAGGTTTTCTTGAATCATATAATTTAAGCTTAACAGAAACAGTTGATAATCTTAACCATATTGGAGATTTTCATTTAGCAATAGCAGTTAATCATGGTATACTATTAACAAAAATAAATAACACTAATTTTTCTATTATACCTCCAGGAACTGAAGGAGGTTTGGAAGTCCATATACCAGGAGGAGATCCTGATATGGCTAACTTTAATGGAGGGTGGAGTCCTATAGCTATGGAGTTTTCAGCTAGTGATACTCACCTATATACTATAATACAAAATCCTCAGGATAGTACGGATAGAAAAATTGCAATATATAATATACACCCAGGTGGTAATAATACTGGATGCGTTGAGGCAGCCGGTCAAAGCGCAGTTACTTCTACTGTAAAAGTTGTCGATAATGTATTTGCTGGTAGCCTTGAAAGAATAACATTGCAATCAGATGGTGCAATTTATATCTGGTCTGATAGTGGGCAATTTCATAAAATTTCTTCTCCAGATCTATACGACAGTGTAACTGCCTTTGTAGACAATCCTGAAGTATTTGAAGTTACTACAGATTATTTACCTTCGTCTTTTTATAGAGACTCTATTTTAGACGTAGCAAGATTAGAATTTTCAGCTCAAGGCACAGATGTACAAAATACAGAAGATGATAGAAGGTTTATATATTCTTCTATTGATGCTTTTAATTCTTCTATACCAGTAGAATCAGCTGGCGCTTTTGTAGCACCGATACTTAATAATTTTTATAATTCTAAAATAATAGGTGCTGGTGTTACATATGATAGTATATCTCAAACAGTAATTCCAAATATACATGATCCAGCTCTTCTTCCTTTATCTAATGCAACACAAACTGCAAATGGAGCATCAAATGATGTAGTTTTATATACATATGCTACTTGGGGTAATAAGTTAAAATTATATGGTAAAAACGATAATGAGCTAGATAGTTCTCTTTCTTATGATGTACCTGAAGGAACAAATTCACCTGTACTTACGTATTATAAGTCTCTTGATACGCAAAATTCAAGTTTTATATTACCTCTTAGTAATCAGGAGTATTTTGTTGGTTTTTATAATAAGAATGACCATTCCATGGTTGATACAAATGGAACTTATCCACCTTTATATTCATACAAAATTGTTAGTGTAGCAGGTTCTATTAATAATCCTGAATATTCTGTATCACCTAGATATGAATTACTTAGAAGTGCGGCAGTTAGTGGATCTGCACTTAACACTTTTTATAAAATAATTCCTGGGATAGAAATATATGAGACTGAAAATACATTTAAAATTATTTCAACACAGGGATTTTATACTAGTACGACTACGTCTAGTTCTGGTTCGGTTATACATGAATACAGAATTACAGACATTTATATAAATTACTTATCTATAAATAAAAGAAGTTTATCGTCAGCTAGCGCACAGGGCTTTCTTGCGAGTGACCAGAGTGATAAACAATTTGTTCATACTATATCAGATGTTATCGCTAATAATGTTCATAATGGTAAAATATTTACTACTATGCGTGTTTCTAGAAACGGTCTATATATAGCTATAGCAACTTCTGTTCTTCATGAAGAGACCTTTAATGAAATAACAATAAGTTTATTTAATTTTAATAAAGACAGTGACAATCGCAACCCGTTACTTTTAGGAGATAAAATTGGTTCTACAATTAAATTAACCACTAATGACTTTTTACGAAAAGAAGGTATAAGTCCTAATGATCCTAGCTCTATTATGGTGGACGCTATAGTAAGAGGTATGGAGTTTTCTCCTAATAATCAAAAACTTTATGTATTAATAGGGCAGCATCGTCAAACTGAAGATGTATTTTCTCAAGATAGTTTTGGTACTCTTAATGATGGACATGCATCTTCAAGATTAATAAGAATAGATATTGATAAAACAAATATTTCAGAACCTTCAGCATTCCGATTAGATGGGCCTGTTCAAGAATCTGAGTCATACTCATCACAAGGCGCTCTTTCATTATATTCAGATTTATTTACATTTGATAGTGATGGAAATTCTTACCAAGGAAATCTAGTATATAGAGCTAACTCTACAATGACAGGTCTGTATAGAAGTCCTGATAATAATATTTTTGTATCTCTTACTCATCCTCAACAAATTGAAGATGAGCCTATAATTCAAATGACAGGAGTTATTACGGCTTCTGAAAACACTCTAGCTGCAAGGTTACATAAAAATGCAAGAGTTGTTACATTAAATCAAGTACTAGGAGTTACAAGAGATCCTGGAGGGTTTCTTGCTAACTTTTATGGTTCTGTAGGGATTACCCCAATATCTCCAGCTAGTACATCAGGGACTAAAATAGATGAGGAAGATTACGATGAGGTTTTTGAGGAAATTACTAATTTAGGGGCAATCCAATTTGGATGCATGGATATAGCAGCAATTAATTACAATGTTAATGCTACTGTAAATGATGGTAGTTGTGTTTATTCTCAAGATCTTGATACTAATTCTAATATTGATTTAACTAATTTAGCATCTCTTGATACCGATGGTTGTACTGATGCAGAATGTCCAGATTTAGGTTATGGTTGGGGTTCTGCAAGTTCTTATAATATACCTAACTTTGCTGAGGTGGTTGAGTATTTAGATGCTGAGTTTGAAAATGCATTATTTACATGTCAGGGTGGTGGTAGATCAGATTTAGTTTCATCTTTTTTAGCGACGGCAAGAAGTAATGATTATACAAATTTTCTATCAGCATTTAATGTTACTTGTTTTAATAATATAAACTGCGGCTGTCAAGCAACTTATATAGTTGAAATAGCAGTTACATATGAGGCAGAAACAGATACAATAATAGCTGGTCCTTGGGCAGGCCCTGTAGGCATAGAAGAAGATGGTGCTGGCTGTAACCTAATTACTGTATCTGGTACATGGGTGTTTATACCTATTACAACTCAGGAAAATGGTGATGGGCAATGGACATATATAGATACATATCCTGGAGAGCCTATTCAACCAGTAGATCCTGAAACTGGAGAGCCTATTATAAATGATTGGTGTATACATGTAGGGGAGAATCCATCTAATTTTGAACCAGTAAGTGACTTTGATCCTACATATTGTCAGCATTGTTTAGAAGAAGATGCTCCATTTTATGATCAAAATGGTGGTGGATATACCTCAGGAGATGAAGAAACTTACTATCAGTGGGTGACTTCTAATTCTGATTTGTGTGGAGAGTATGGATGTACAGACCCAGATGCATGTAATTATAATCCTGCTTTAGATCCTCAAATGACAGTACAGACAGGTTGTACTTATTCTCCTACTGACGTGTATCCTGATCCGTATTATCCTGATACAATGATAGACTTAGGTATTGTATGTACTTGTAATCAATACCTTGGAGGGGATCCTGTATTTAGCGGCTCTTTATATGGTTCAATGTATTGTGGTAGTTGTGGGGCAGACGACCCATCAAATCCTAATGATCCTGATTTTATATTTCTAAAAAAACCTACTTGTGATTGTGATAACAATCCTGTACCATATTTTAATAGTCAAGGACAAGAACAAGGAGAGTATTGTGATTGTGAAGGTACTGTTGCTACTGGAGCAGAATACGGATGTTATTGTGAGAACGGTGTTGTAGTAGAGCCGGAACAATTTAGTAACTCAAGTATTTGTAACTGTAATGGAGCGCTTGCTAGCGAGCTATTTGGACCAAATTGTAATTGTGACGGAGAGCTTGATGCTGGTGGAGGTTCTTTTATAGCTGATCAAGTATTTTGTGACTGTAATACAGCAGCTACTCTTTACTATGAAGATGTAGATGGTAATGGTATCCCTGCTTGTGATATACCTAGAAGATATATTTGTGAAATAACTCAGGAAATGCTTGTGTTTCACCCTAATGCATTAGCACCAAATGTAGGTGCTTACTACGATATAAGAAATGGTATTGTTATTAGTCCTGAAGATCTTGAATCAGAATATATACTATCAGGCGATCTTGGAACTGCAGTTAATTATAACCAATGTGACGAGTGTGCAACTGATGAGGGTATACTTTTACAAATAGGTGAAACTACAGGTATTACTGCAGAGGATGCTGCAGAAGGACAACAATATGATTGTAATGGAGAATGTAAATGGAAAGTGTGGAGCAATGAGTCTATTGCTGCGTTGCTACCCTTTGTACCTCCAGGTACTGCGCCAGGAAACATATACTCTAATGATTATTATGGAAGTGGAGTATTAAATGAATGTGGTAGCTGTGTTCCTCCATCAGAAGCTGAACTTCCATGTTGTGAGGGTGTAACAGGTATATTTGAAACTGATCTTGCTGCTGGTTTAGTTGATCAATGTAATAGTTGTATAGCAACTATGTTTGAAAGCGAAGGAGATGTTCCTGATGATGGTTTTGTTTCTGTATTTTTAACTGGACCTAATGAATATACTGTAACTTGGGGAGGCGGCGGTTCTTCTTCAGAATCTTTTATAACTTCTTGTAATCCATGTGCTGAGGCTGGTTCTCCGTATGGTATACAACCAACACAACAATTAAATGCTCAGCAGTGGCAAAATATAGTAGCTGCATTCACACCAAACGATTGTAGCGAATGTGGAACTTATCCAACTACTTTTATAGATTATGAAAGTGCAGCAGAAGGATTCTATCAAGTAATAGATGGAAACAGTACTTTATATAAATGTGAATGTGATGACACACCGCAACCTCTTGTCTCATTTTTTAATCAGACTAACGAGAACAACAGATGTTGTCAAGGTTATGTTTGGGACTCATGTGCTTTTGGTACTGGTGGTTGTAGACCTGCGGATTATACTTATCCAGATGGTAATCCAGTAGGACACCCTAGTCAAACAGATTGTGAAGGTAATTGTGCTGAATGGAATGGTTCTGAATGGGAATATGAATATGCTTTAAATGAATGTGATGATTGTACTTTAGGCGGAGTAAGAGTAGGAGGATCTTTAGCAAATGGAGACTGCTGTGAGGGTCAATCATTAGGTTGTGATGGTTTATGTTATATTACAGGCCAACAACCTGAGCTTGATGATTGTGGTGTTTGTTGGTTGCCTGAAGGTCTTGAGTATAATGCTTGTTTTGGGTGTACAGACTCAACTGCTGTAAACTTTGATTCAGAAGCAACCGAAGACGATGGTAATTGTTTATACGCTTCTTTACTTACTGAGTTAGATGCTATAGGTATAGACACTACAGGACCTAGTACTTATGTAGAAGGTAACTATTTTATTGGAACTCAGTTTGCAAATCTACAATTCATTAATCAAAACCCAGATCGTTTCTTACAATACAATGAGTTTTACGGTGCAAATCTTTACTATGACCAACCTTTTTATACTTTTAAATGTCAAGTTATAGTATCAGCACCAGGAGCTATTGGAAGTCCTATACTTCAAATAACAAACCCAGCTCAAAATGGAGAAATAATATATGGATACACACCTGACTCTCCAGGACAAGAAGCTTTAGGTGCTGGAGAACCTCTTGTTTATGATCCTTCATATGCAGATGTTCCAAGTTTTGAACCAGGTGATCCTAACATATATTCAGTTAGATATTATTTTAGATTACATGCAGGGTTAAATTTAAATACTTACTCTATACAACAAATATTTAGTCAGCATGAGGATAAGATATTATCTATAAAAGCAGCTGATGGTTCAGAGTATATACCAGACCCATTATTTAATAATACAATAGATGGTATAGGTAATCTTCAAAAAGGTATTAATACAAGTATATCTCCGGTAACAAATCCTAATGAGGTAGATGCGCAAAATAATCCTGTTCCACCATTTTCTACTGATGTGTATCATATGTATGAAGTTATACCTAGACTAAATCCTGTTACAGGGCATCCATATGAGTTTTCAATAGACTTTACAAATTTTATAACAGGTGCCGTTTATGGTTGTACAGATCAATTAGCTAGTAATTATAATCCGCTTGCTACAGTTGATAATGGAACATGTACGTATATTGAGGGATCTTTTACTGATGATATAGAATTAATTGGTTTCCCTTCTGATCCTACTAAATTAAAATGGGTTTTATATAATTCTTATGGAGAGGTTCTTCAAGCAAACTTTGGATTATATCCAGGTACTTTCCAACAAAATGGATATTTTTCATCTCCTCTTCCAGAAAGCTCTTGTTTATATTTTGTTCCTATAGGATTTAAATCAGAAGATGAGTGGAAAAATATAGTTTTATTAATAAATAAAAACTCTTCACCTATATCAATTCTAAGCTATGGAGCAAATATAGTTAATCCTGAGATTACTTCAGGAACACAGCTTTTATCATATAATAGTTCTTGTAAATTAGGATGTGAGAGTGCAGTTAATGGTAGAATATTAACAGATTATTGTATAACAAATGTTAAAAAAGATGTTAAAGAATTTACTGATATTCAATTTACATTTGAAGTATCAACCACAATACCTTCTGATCAATTGTTTATAGCTGAAATCTATAATTTAGATACAGGTAAAACATTATTTAGAACTTCTGATACAGAAGAATATGTCATGGGTCAGTCTTATATTAATAGTTTTCCTATAAGTAAAGAAACAAGAATTGGTGTAAGATTTAAGAATACGTCAAAATTTGATTATAAGTATCAGTTAAAATCTGAGTATGGAGAAATGATTATAAATAAAACTTATAAAAACTCTTCACATACATTTGATACAATAACTATTAGACCTGTTGTTTATGGTTGTACGGACCCTACTGCAGCTAATTACAATTCACATGCAGCGATGGATGATGGTAATTGTTTTGATGCTGGATTTGAGCAGTGTGTTAAAAATTCTTTATTCTCACTGTCTTTAACAGATTGTGACACAAAAGAAGCAGAAAGAGCTTTAAAGATATATGCTCTTTATGATGGATATAAACAAGCGGTTATAGAAAATAACCAAACTAAAATAGATATGTATATTCAAAAGCTTACAGATATGTGTAATGCTGAATATTGTGAATCATGTTAAACTAAAATAAAATGGATAGAAATAGAGATTTATCAAAACAACTAGCACGACTAGAAACTAAGATCCAAGAACAAATGGATCTAGACTATGCTCGTCACGGCGTAACTATTGCTGTAGAAGGTTATACTACTGAGATTACAGGGTCTTTCTATGGAATAAAAGCTGACGGTTTAGGTACCGGAGGAGTTGTAATTAATGCTATGACTGTAGATGGTGTAGCAATAACAGATGATATTACTATAGCAAACGGAGATGTTTTTTATGGTAATATAACAGCAGTTACAATTGGTAGTGGCGGATCTGCTAATGCCATACTTTTACATAAAAGAGGGCACGGACCAACTGTAGTATTATCATAATTATGGGGTACGGTAACGGAATGGCAGGATCTAAATCAATGATTAGAAAACCTGCAGTAAGGAAAAAAATGTATAGTAGAGAGTTTAGTACTTTCTATACTAATTTTGCAGCTGCTCCTAGCAGTGCTAGAATTCAGTTTACTGGTTCTGGTGGTGTAGTAGTAGGTACATTTAACGCTAAGAGAGGTTATCCTTTTTGTTTTTTTACAGCAAATGATAACTCTGTAGTAAATAAAAAATTTAATCTTAGACTTATAACAGCTGATAGTATATCTAGAGGATCACATTTAGTAACATTTAATCAGTCATGAGTAAAAATTATAAATGGGTTAACTTGACGCCCGACGAGATCTGGGAACAGACATCTCCAAAAGTTCATAAAAATAAAAAGAAGTACAATCGCAAAAAAGTAAAACAAAATGAAACACGGGAAGAAAATGGCATACGGCGGTAAAAAGAAAATGATGGCCGGTGGTAAAAAAGCTAAACCAGCTATGATGAAAAAAGGTGGTAAATCAAAAGCTGGATTAAAAGCATTAGCTAAATCTCCTAAAGGAAGAGAAGCTGTTAAGAATATGGGATTTGATCCTGCAAAACTTAAGAAAGGTGGTATGATGATCCAGAAAGCAATGGGAGGTCTTATGAAAGCTATTAAAGAGCAAGATAAGGCTATGAAGAAAATGATGGGTGGATACGGAAAAAAGAAATAATGGAGATATTTAAAAACGATAACGCCTGGAACGAGAAAGCTGTCGTAGGATTTATAGCCTTTGCAGTTATGTGTCTAATTATGATAGCTGATCTCGTAACTGGCTGGGTAGGCCAAGACTTAGTTATAAATGAGTATGTATATAATTCATTTGTATGGGTAGTCCTTGGTTGCTTTGGTATATCAGGCGTTGAAAAATTTGCTAAAGATAAATAGATATGGCAGCTTTTAAAAAACATAAAATGTATAAAGGCAGCAAAGTAGTTGTAGCTAAAACTATGAAAGAACATTTAGCTTTGAAAGCTAAAGGCTATGGTCATACTAAACCAAAACCTAAGGCTAAGGCTAAAACTAAAGCTAAACCTAAAGCAAAATCTAAAGCTAAAACTACTGCTGTAAAGAAGTATAAAAAAGGCGGGACTGTAAAGGATGCTTGTTATCATTCAGTGAAAGCTAGATATAGAGTATTCCCTAGCGCATACGCGTCTGGCGCAATAGCTAAATGTAGAAAACGTAAAGCAGGTAAAAAGAAATAGATATGGCAGTTAGAAAAACACAAGCGGGCCTCAACTTAAAAAGATGGTTCAAAGAGAAATGGAAAGATGAGAAAGGCAATCCATGTGGTTCTCGTAAGAATAAAAACACAAAGAAGTGTCGGCCTTCTAAGCGTGTGTCTTCTAAAACTCCTGTTACATGGAAAGGCCTTGGTAAACGTAAAGCTGCAGTAGTAGCTGAGAAGAAGCGCGTTGGTATGGGCAGGAGAACTTCTGCAATTAGAAAAAGAAAAACTAAAACAACAAGACGTGCCAAGAAAAAGTAGAGATCCTAAAAAGGGAACTGGTAAAAAACCCAAAGGTTCAGGAAGAAGATTGTATACAGATGAGAACCCAAAAGATACAGTTAGAATTAAGTTTGCTACACCTGCAGATGCTAGGGCTACTGTAGCAAAAGTAAAACGTATTAGTAAACCATACGCTCGTAAAATTCAAATACTAACTGTAGGAGAACAAAGAGCTAAGGTAATGGGCAAAACACAGGTTGCATCTATTTTTAAAAGAGGTAAAGAAGCTATAAGAAAATCTAGAAACAAAACAAAAAAGAAAAAGTAATGTTAAGACTAATAAATATTTTATTATTATTAACGCTAACAGTAAATGCTCAAGATACTATCTTAGACTGCTCTGGAACAGAAGCACCTATTTCTTGGCTAGGCGATGGGTTTTGCGATGACGGTTCCTACACATGGGGCGGAAACGTAATAGACTTTAACTGTGAGGAGTTTGGGTATGATGCAGAAGACTGCCCACTACCTATAGATACTGTACCAGGATGTACAGATATGTTAGCGTTAAACTATGTGCCTGAAGCTAATTTTAATGACGGCTCATGCAATTATCCTGTATTTGGATGTACTAATCCAGAAGCTCCTAATTTCAATCCTTGGGCTGAAGTTGATAATGACAGCTGCATTGGTATAAGCTGTTCTGATGGTGAGGCTAAAATGATACTTAAGCTTACACTAGATCAATATCCTGGTGAAACAGGATGGATACTAACAGATATAACAACAGGGCAACCTGTAGACAATGTAGTAGCTGGCGAGTATTCCTATGAGCAAGCAAATCAAACTATTATATATGATTTGTGCGTGCCTGAAACAGGTGTAGAGCTTATATTAAGTGATACATACGGTGATGGTTTAGAAGGATCTTTATTTGGTGGTACAGATGGAGATTTTATTATGCTTGGTGATGCAGAGCCTTGTGGTAGTTTAGATACCTTATGGGCATTAGAAGATCCAGGGTTTGGTAATGCTGCATATTCAGGCCCTATATGGCTACAACAATGTGACTTACCTATAATAGAAGGATGTACTAATAATACATATATAGAATTTAATCCTCAAGCTAATTTTGATGATGGGTCTTGTGAGACATTACACACATTGGGATGTATAAATCCTAACGCATTTAACTTTAATCCACAAGCTACATTAAATGAAATAGTGCCTACATGTAATTACACTCTTATCATAGAAGATGACGGTGGCGACGGCTGGGGTGATTGTTATATAGGTGTTGTACAAGAAGACAGTATACTTGGTACATACACAATGGGTCCTGGGCCTTACTCACAAGAGTTTGGTATAACACTAGAAACAGATAAGCCTGTCAAGGTATACTACTTTGAAATAGCTAGTCCGCAAACTCCTCCTGCAGAAGTTGCGTTTCAGACTATGCATAATTCTTTTAAACTTATAAACTCAAATGGTGATGTAACTTTGCAAGGTGGTGTGTTTCCATTTTCTAATAATGGACAAGGAGCACTTAAAGCTTACAAACCACCATTCTGGCATATATACGATGCGCTTCCATTCTGTGGAGACTATTGTATACCTAAAGTATATGGGTGTTTGGATGAACAAGCTTTAAACTACAACTCTAACGCAAACACAGACGATGGTTCTTGTATTGAGATAGTAGAAGGTTGTACCTCACCCTTCGCATTTAATTATAACTCGCTTGCTAATGTAGACGATAGTTCTTGTGTAGCTGTAGTAGTTGGTTGTATGGATAATTCAGCATGGAACTATAACCCTGAAGCAAATACTGCCGATGAGTCTTGTTTATATTTTGGTTGTACTGATGAGTTAGCTCTTAACTACGATAGTACAGCAAACGTAAATAATGATAATTGTATATACCCCGTTCCAGGGTGTACTGATCCAGAAGCATTTAATTTTGAAGTAGACGCTAATGTCAATGACGGTAGTTGCATCCCCGTTATAATAGGATGCATGGATCCTACAATGTATAATTATAATGAAGAAGCAAACACGGCAAGCGATAACTGTATACCTTTTATATTTGGTTGTACTGATACTATTGCATTTAATTATGACCCTGTTGCTAACACCGATAATGGATCTTGTATTCCAGTAACACCAGGATGTACAGATCCTAATGCTTTTAATTACAATCCGGATGCAAATACAGAAGATTTTTCTTGTATAGATGTGGTATATGGTTGTACAGATGATACAGCATTTAATTACGATCCATTAGCTAATACAGACAATGGTGGATGTATAGATGTGCTAGAAGGTTGTATGGATCCTTTAGCTCATAACTACGATGCAGTATATAATACAGATGATGGAAGTTGTTTATATGATGCAGGATGTGTTGGTGGCCCTGGTGTGCCGTATTGGTTAAATGATACATGTTACGCTTGGGTAATTATGATAGATCCTTATTGTTGTAATAATGAGTGGGATGATAAATGTGAACAAATATATTGGAGTTGTTCTTGGGATAGTCCATTAGATACAAGAGATTTACTTAGAGGACATAATGTAGTTATGTATCCTAACCCTATGGGAGATGTGTTAAACATATTAACAAATGGTCCTGTAGGTATAGAAGTGTATGATATATCAGGTAAGCTTGTAATACGAGTTAAAGAAAATCAAACGCATAAAGGATTAAATCAATTAGATGTAAGTTTATTACCAGCAGGTATATATAATTTTAGCGTAACATATAATGGTAACATTAGCACAAGAAAAGTATTAAAGAAATGAAAAGATTAAAAGAATTTTTTACACCTGACGTTGCGTACTTATCATTTTGGATAGTACTAGTTTTATTTTATTTAATATTTTTTACTATAGCAGCTCCTTCTTGTAATGCTCAAGGATTACATAAAATATTTAAATATTCTACGTTTTATGCTGCTGTCAATGGTGGGACATCATTAGGTGATGATCAAATATGGTCTATTACTTCTGGAACATTAGAAGAGCAAACAGTACAAACACCTTTTGATTACACATTATCTATAGGTATAAGAAAAATAAAAAGATTTGGATATGAAAATAGAGCTCTTACCTTTTATAATGGTACAGAAAATTCATACAGTGATGCAGCCACAATTGGTAGAGTCGATGGCTTTGAGTATTTATTCGAAGCTGATTTTGTACGCCGTTTAGGTGTTAACTTTACAAACCAACATCATTTTGTAAGATACGTTGCTGACAAATGGGTAAGTAAAGTAGAGTACTTAGAAGACGGATTTGCAGATATAAAATATTTTGAAGCGTCTGAAAGGTTTAGATTGCAAATAGGAGAAACAGGTAAATTATCTTTTAACTTAGGAGCTGTTCAAAGGCTTGCAGAACCATACGGTTTTGACCCTTTAGCAGACTGGGTGCTGGACAATGGGACTTTACATTATACATACTTGGCACTTCAAGAGGGATACACTATAACATTAGATGGACAGTATTCAGCACCCAATGGAGAGGTAGTAGCAACTAGTCAAGAAGTGTGGGAAGAGGTTGTTATACCTCAAGTAATAGATGACTATGTAGAAGATCAAAGAAATTCTATATCTAATATAGTAGAATACTCTGCAGTATTAGGATTTGATTATTATCATTTTACAAAAGATTTCTGGTTTCACAGCTGGGGTAATCTTATGCCTTACCATGTAGACACAGGTAATGAATACTCTTATTATAATTACAAGGGTAAACAATGGTTAGATTATTCAGCAGGACTAATATATGGATATAGATTTAATAAAAGCTTAGGTGTATTTATAGAAGGTAGATACAATAAGTATTGGAACAGACAATGGCACAACTTTAGCGTTGGTCTTAACTATGTAATATTTTAAAAATGGCAAAAGAATTAAGCGAAGAAACATCTTTTAATATAAGTTTAAAAACTTTAGCAGGTATAGCAGTATTAATGGCTGCAGCCATTAGTGGATGGTTTGTACTGCAAGCAGATATAGCAGAGGCTAAAAAATTACCTCTGCCTCCTGATCCTGAGATTACCCGCATGGAGTATGATATGAAAGATCAATTAATCCGTCAAACTATTATGACAACTCAAGATGATGTAAAAGAAATTAAAGGACATATGCTACGTCTTGAAGAAAAGATAGATGACTTAAAATAATATCTTATGAAAAAACTATTTGTTTTATTTTGTATTTATACTGGCGCTATGGCTCAAGACTTTCCTGATGGAATGGTTGCTGTTGAGTTTAATGCTAGTTTTAATGCAGCTAACCAGGTAGAATGGTTACCAAAGTTATCAGACTGTGAAACAGAAAGAGTGGATATAACATCTGACTCTAGATGGGCAAGTGAATATAAAATAGTAGTTGTACCTACTATTGTAATATTTAATAATAACGAAGAGGTAAAAAGATTTCAAGCAAATATTATGATGACTATGGAAGCTACTAAAAAAGAAGTACAGAATTCTATAGATGAAATTGTAATGGAAGCATTTTAAAATTTTTAATTAAAAATTATGAGATTAAGTAAAAATTTTGTATTATCCGAGATTACTCGAAGCAATACAGCAAAAAGATTAGGCATAAGTAATGAGCCAACGAAAAAACATATGGAAGGTATCCAAAGGATTATTACAAACCTTATACAACCTATGCGCGACCATCTTGGTCCTATCAGGATTAGTAGTGGTTATCGCAACCCGGAACTCAATCGTGCTATTGGTGGCAGCTCTAAGTCGCAGCACTGTAAAGGTGAAGCTTTGGATTTACAATTTTGGAAAGAAGGCCAAATGTCTAATAAAGAAATATATGACTGGGTTTTACAATCAGGATTAGAATTTGATCAAATGATTAATGAGTTTGATTTTGCATGGATACATATATCTCTTAAAAAGAAAGACAATAGAAAAGAAGTATTAGAAGCTTATAAAGATAAGGATGGAGATACTAGATATAGATATGCTCCAGACATAATTATATTATAATGAGTAAACTATTAAAAATATTAGGCGGAAACGTAATAGAAAAGGTAGGAGGAGTAATAGATAATTTAACTACTACTGAAGAAGAAAGATTAGCTGCTAAGCAAGCTATGAAAGAAGTTCTTATGCAAGCTGAAGCAGATGCTCAGGAACAAGTTACTAGGCGTTGGGAAGCTGATATGAAATCTGATAATTGGCTTAGCAAAAATATACGTCCATTAATATGTATATTTTTAACAGCAATGTTTGTTATTATTTCAATTTTTGATGGAAATGCTGGAGGATTTGAAATAGCTCCAGCCTATATACCAATATATCAAACTTTATTGATAACTGTTTATGGAGCTTACTTTGCAGGAAGATCTATAGAAAAAATTAGAAAAAAATAATGACATTAGATGAGATAGCATATAACTTATTAAATTTGATTAGAGGAGGTTTGTCTAATCAAGATGAAGATATATCTTTAGATCAAATTAAATTTAACATTAGGCATTACAGAGCAATGTTTATTAGGAGAGATTTTGCTCGTAATGGGTATATTTCAAATCATATAGAACAAGATTTAGGATGCGTAGATTTACGGATTATAGATGGATCTAAATGTTGTAATCTACCTGTTGGAACTAAAGTCCTTAGAACTGTAAATCCTATTCCTAGAGCTTTAAGACTTAACTTTCAAAGTGCTTTAACTTATATTGGAGATGTTACTGGTACTAAAACTATACCATTAATTAATCCAAACACACTTCAATTTTTATCATATGATACTTATACTAAAGGTAGATATAAAGCTTATATGATTGGAGATTATTTATACATCCATAATTCTGATGGTATAGATACAATTAATATTAGGGGAGTATTTGAAAACCCTGAAGAAGTTTCTAAATTTTCTCAATGTGGAAAACAAGATCCTGAAACAGGAGAGTATTACACTGAATGTTATGACCCTACAAAAGATCCGTATCCAATACCTGTAGACATGGTAAATTTAATTAATCAAGGAATAACAAACGGAGAGTTGACTTTGTTGTCTGGAACTTTCTCCGATACTTTAAATGATAGATCTCAAGATCCTCAATCGAAAAGCGGTGGGGCATCAAGACCTAGGCAACAACAACAAAACGAACAATAAATTAAATTAAAATGGCAAAGAATAATTTTGACGATTTTTTATTAGATCCATCTTATGATGATCTAGATGCATTACACCTAGAGGCTGAACGTCAACTCTATAAAAAAGGTGGGCTTAAAAAACTTGTAAAAAAAGTAAAAAATAAACTTACAGGTAAAAATAAAAAGAAGTCTGGTACTTCTACAACAGATGCTCAAGCAGCTCAAATAGAAAAAGTAGCTTCTACAACTCCAGCAGGAAATAAAAGTACTACTGCAAAAATTAATGCAAGTAGTGGTTTGTCAAAAATGAAACCTAAAAAAAGTCCTGGATCTAAAATAGAAGCACCTAAGCCTAAAGCTAAAGTTAATTCTCCTGGTGCTAAAAAGATTCAAACAAAAGAAAAATCTTTTGGTGAAACATTTAAAGAAAATCGTAAAATGTTAGGGCCTGGTAAAACATTTATGTATAAAGGTAAAAAGTATTCTACTAATACAAAAGAGGATTTAGCAAAGAAAAAGAAACCTAAAGCTACTACTTCTAGTAAGCCTAAAAAAATAAACACTGGAAACAGTGGTGTTTCTCAAGATCTAGCTAGAAGACTTACAAGTAAGAGTGTGTTTGATAAAATTCCTAGAGGAGGAAATAAAATGGGCTCTGGTGGGTTAAAGAAAATGAAATATAAATCTGGTGGAGTTAAACCTGATTATTTAGATTTTGATAAAGACGGAAATAGAAAAGAAAGCATGAAGTCTGCTCTTAGAAAGCGCAGAAAACGAGGAGGGTACAAGTACTAATGTCTTTTACTTTAAAAGATGTATATAAAGCCTATTCTAAAGAAGTTGATCCTTCAATAGATAATCTTACATTTCGAGATATATGTTCAGAGTTTAATATAGGAATTATGGACTATATCTTGGAAGGTAAAGATTTTAATATGGGCTTTAATCTATCTTCCATATCAATAACCAGACACGATAGAGATCCGCGTAATCCTAGAATAGATTGGGGTGAAAGCAATAAATATAGAAAAGAATTAATAGCAGAAGGAAAAGAAGTATTTAACCCTGATACAGGAAAAGGAGAACAATGGTTTGTTTATCATACAGATCCTTTTTATTGCAAATTTTATTGGAATAAAGGAAAATGTAAAATAAAAAATAAATCAGTTTATAGATTTGATGCTACTAGAGGTATTAAAGGAAATAAAGATAAACTTATAAATTTATTAAAAACAGACGAGTTAGCATATTTAAAATTTAAAAAGCGATGAGTAGTAAAGCAAAAAATAAAAAAGGTAAAATAAAAGGAGCTGACGGTAAAGCTTGTTGGGAAGGTTACAGATATGATGGAACTGTAAACGGTAAAGACAAGTGTGTAAAAATAAATCGTTATGGCGGTTTTATTGATGAACCTTCTGTAGTAAATTTAGATGATATAATATAATATACAATGGCTATATACAGAACAGAGTCTGCCAAAGTTGTAATACGAAAAGTATTTAGAGACTTAAGACTTCAAAATGATAATTGGATTGATGATGCAGTTGAATGGATAGGAGAAGCATTAGAACATATTGGTTCTAGTGCTCAGCTTGTTACTAAAACAGGTGTTCTTCCTATAAAAGATCATAGACATTTATTACCTAAAGATTTATATTATATAAATCAAGTTGCAGTTAATTCAGCTATTTCTCCTACAGTATCTGCGGAGCTAGACACATTAGTTGAAAAAGTTAAAACATTAACTGAAACAATTACAGCTGCACAAGAAGAAGGTTTACCTTATGATAATACAGTAGTAACTCTACAAGAAATTAATAATAGAATTGTAGTATTAGAAAATGTATTTTTTCAAAATGAAGCTAACTTAATGCCATTGCAATATGGAGCTAGCACTTTTCATGAAAGTATACATTGTGAAAATTGTGTTAATTTAAATGCTAAGCATGAAGAAACATATATTATTGATAATGGATATATAAAAACATCATTTGAATCTGGAAATATATGTATAAGTTATAAAGCTTTTCCAACTGACGGTGACAATTTCCCATTAGTTCCAGCTGATATAAGTTTTAAAGAAGCTATGTTTTGGTACATATATAAAAAATTATTATTGTCTTATCCTACAATATTAAACAATGGTGTAGATTATAGTTTTGCAGAAGAGCAATGGAAGTATTATTGCACACAAGCTAGAAACACTGCAAATTACCCAGATATAGATAGATACGAATCATTTATGAATCAGTGGGTACAATTAGTACCATCATTAGATAAACATGATTTAGCATTTGAACAATTAAACGCAAAAGGAAACTTTGAACGATAATGGCAGATAAAAGATTTATAAAAGGATTATTCAAAGATACTGGACAAATTGATCAACCAGAAGGAACTTGGAGATACGCTTTAAACGCTGTTGTTAACAGAATTAAAGGTTCTATATCTAATGAAAAAGGTACAATTAAAGCAGGTGAATTAGAACCAGGTTTTGTAGTTATTGGTGCTATTGAAATTTCTGATAATAGAGTAGTATTATTTTTAAGACAAACAGAAAGCGTACAACCTGTAATGCGTGATGAAATAGGTATATGGGAAAAAGATACATATAGAGCTCTTTATCAACCTGTTACAACTGAATCTGACCCTAAATTAAATTTTAATACACAATATTTAATAGAAGGTACTTATAAAATAAACTCTAACAACGATTTAATTGTTTATTTTACAGATGATTTAAATCCTCCGAGAGCTTTTAATGTTACTAGACAAGAACGTAGTTTAGAGTCAGGGCAACCTAAAACTAATTTATATGGTATAAACCCTTCTGACTCTCATGCAAATCATATAGATTTATTAAATTTATTTCCAAGCTCTGGTCCTATACCAGCTATATCATTACCAGAAGTAAGTGAAGATCCAGCAATTTCTGAAGGAGGAGGATTAACAACAGGTGTATATTATTTAGCAATAGCTTATGTCGATGAAGATCTTGTTGCTACAAATTTTTTATCAGTATCAAATCCAGTATCTATTATAGAAGAGTTTGACTCTACTAGACCTACTACTAAAATTGATGGAGCTAAAGCAGGTACTCAAACGTCAAAATCTATTAAATGGACAGTTTCTAATACAGGCGCAGTTGATTATAAATATATTAGACCGGTAGTAATTAGAAAACAAGGTACAGCTACAGATGCTTATAAACTAAATGATATTGAAATAGGTACTGTTATTAATAACGGTGTAACTTTTAATGGTACTGAAAATTTATCAGCCGCTCCTTTAGAAAGTGTAATAGTAGATACTATAGGTTATGATACAGCTAAAAATATAACACAATTAGATGACGTATTATATTTAGGTAATACTACAAGTAATAAAGATATAGGGTATCAAAAATATGCTAACAATATAAAAGTACAAGCAGTTACAAAAAGAATAAACCAGTTTGATACTTTTATTGCTTCTGTAGATAATTTTGAAACTGGATTTGGTACTAAACCTGTTGATAGTACAGGATCATCTTCAATAGTTCAAGAAATAGATGATGAAAAATCTTATAGATCTGATAAATTAAATTACAGGTATAGAGGATATATGAGAGATGAAGTTTATGCTTTTTACATTGCATTTGTACTTCACGATGGTAGTATGTCTTATGCTTATCATATACCTGGAAGAGATACATATGCTGGAGAAACTACTAAATTATCTAGTGTATCTAGCAGTAATCCTTATTCAAATTTAGCAAACTTAAGTCCTCATGCTAAAGTATTCCACGTAACGGATACTAGTTTACCAGAAATGGATCCTTTAGAAAGAGGTATGAACTATTGGGAAAATGCTAATGAGTTGTATCCTGCAAATGAAAATTTTGAAGTTTGGGATGAAACTTCTTTTGATACTGGTGAACCTATAAACAATCTTGCTAATCGAAGAGTTAGACATCATCATTTTCCTTCTAATAGTAATGAAAGATTTTCTTCTATTAGTCAAATACAATATGAAGATAATGGGCATGAGCCTCAACATCCTAGTTTTTTTGAACTTTCAAATAGTGCGGGTACAGATGCTATTGGTGTAGATTATTCTGGAACTCTTAGAATATATAGAGGAGCTAGTTTTAATCCAGATGGTCCAGCATTACCTGGTAGTGGTTGGAGCGCTCCATGTACATTTGATTTAGCTAATCATAGTGTTTTAGATAATACTGAAGCTTTTGCAACTTTTTGTCCTAACGGGGATGAAATAGTTATACCAGCAACTATGACTATTACGTCATTATCATATAGATCTTGGTATTTTAGAAATAATGGTAGTGGTAATCAATGTGAACCTATACAAATTAGAATAGAAGTTATAAAGGATAACGTAACTTATTATGCTCATGCTGATGAAAATGGTGATCCATTTTCAGGAGCTCTTGGATGTTGTCAAGATGGGCCTGCAAGAAGTCAATCAACTGTTACACAAATGTTTCCTGATGTTGATGGAGAAGATTTACAAGGGGATCCTATACCTATAAATTTAAATGCTGGAGACAGAATTAGAATGGTTGGTAGAGGTTTTTGGGGTAATAATTCTAATAGAGGTGTTATTTTTTCTAACATGACTAATTTAAATGGTTCTGACGGAGAATACAATCAAAACTGGAGCGAAGCAAATAGTTTGTTTATTTTG